TAATGGATGTTTAGGCATCCAATCTTTATGGTCTTTATATAGTAGTGTTATATCTAAGGGGATATTAAACCAATAACACTTCCCGCCCTGTTTATCCCAGATCTCCGCCAACTCTTCTGGTGTAACATATATTCTAGCAGGGATCCATTCCTGAGAGGATGGACCTGATGCTCCACCTACAGAGGATCCAGTCTTATCCATTCTCCTCTTATTCGTGGAAGAATTAATGACTGTCCAATTACCCTCAGAGTCCTGGCGAACACCGTTCGATAGGATAGTAGACCACAGCTTTTTAAAGTGGTCTCTGGCCATCTGTCATTTCATCTAAAGCTTCCCATGCGCTAAGCATGTCATACTCTGGTACATCATTAAAGTAATATTTATTGTCCTCGATTGTCCAGCCTCTCCAGCCATCTCCCTCATTCCAATATGCTGTAGCAGTCTTCATGGACTCTGGATCATTCAAAAGAGTAGTCATGGAGTTATAAAATGTAGCCTCTGCAAGCAAGGCATTTCTCAGTGGAGTCCACCAAAATAATCTATTTACTAGCCAATCAATCATTTCTTCACCTTCGGTTTCGGCATTCTATTTTCAATTAATAGAATAATATCATCATATGGAGACTCTGAAGTATGGGAATGTAATCTTAATTGCTTTATCTCTTCTATGAGTTGTTTTCTTTCCCATGCCACCGCCTTCTGGCATCCTGAGCATGGACATGCCCAATCGCCTCTAGCGGGTGTCTGATTCGGATCAGTCATCTTTCAGCCTTTCAAATAGTTCAGCATTTTCTTCTAACACCTGCTCTATTACACGCTTTAGACGCAATGATCTGTCAAGATCATACTCTTCGTCAAATTCTGTGGAATTCATGTCTCTACTTTCGCCGCACTTTTCGCTTCACTAATTGCGGTCTAATTTAGCCATAATATGTTTATGATTAATTAGAAGATACTTGTTAGATTGATCGTCCTCAATCTCCGTGCCTGTGTGGTCTGGGAAGTAAACTTCATCCCCAATATCAAGCTCTGGGATAGGGATCAAGTCGCCCTTGTAGTTGACCTCTCCTGCACCCATGTCTACGATAGTTCCGATCTTGGGTCCAGAGTCATTGAATACTGCAGAGATAACTAAACCAGACTTAGTAGTCTTATCCTCTTCCTGCTTTTTTGTGACAAGTAGCATTCCGCCAATTGGTTTAATCATCATCTTCATCTTCCGTTTCAAATAGATCATAGTCAATATCTTTTAGTTGACTAAAGCTGTTATATGCTGCAAAAGCAACTGCAACAAGGGCTACGAGTAGCCCAATTAGTGTGATAGTTTTCTTATTCATAGTGGTATATCGTTTACCTTTTCTTTAGACCAATGAATGTATGATCTAATATATACAATGGCATATGCTAATGCGCTAAATATAAATCCATATTGGTCTGTTATTAATGCGTATGCTATCCATAGACATTCATTAAATAGTAATACTAGCCAACCCCATATTGTTTTCCGCCCAACAAAGTAAATGCCAGCTACTCCGATTACTGCTAATATCCATGACCATGCCATTGCTATTCCTCAAATGATGTTTGTGTAGTTGGAAGGAGATTGTTATATCTGCGCTTCCAGGTTTTCGCCTTATCTTCTGCGTCTAACCATAATGACTTAAACTTATCTCGTTCTTCGTGAACTTGATTCTTTGCCTGATCAATTCCCATCCATCTGCCAACAGCAAATGACAGCACTATAAAAAATAGCTCTAACATATCCGCCTCTTTCTCTATCTCCTAATTATATAGGAGAGTCCAAGGTTTTGTCAATAGAATCATCTATTGTTCTGCTATGTTCTTTATCACAGCTCCCGCATTCTTTGCACATAAATCTCCAATAAAGATCCCCACCAGCCCTAAGAGTAGGGCTTAGTGGGGAATACTTAATTAAACCTTTTTAGGCTTAGTTTTCTTTTGACCAAGTACGGTCTCTCTTCTAATACCATGTTTATTTGTATCTATCTTAGTTGCTGGTCTTGGACCAGAAAATCCAGATTTAAACTTACCTTGCGAAGGATTTTTTCTTCCCGCTTCTTGTGAAGTTACTGCGCCAGATGGTTGATTATTTGGCGGAGTAGTCATACCCGTACCGTTATCACTCACCTGAAATAAATCTTTCTCTTTGTTCTGGAGTTGCGGTCATATTTAACGTAAGCCCTGCTTCTCCATCTGTAGAAACATTTAGCATGCCCCCAAGAATCGTTTCGATACCCGATTCGCTACCTACAGATTCGCATCCGCATTCAATACACATCTTTACTCCTATATGTCATATTTAGATGATTATACGTTCACATCTATCATATAATTATAGCATTTATTATTTTCTATACTTATCATGCCAACATGGATCACAAATTACTATATATTTGGTTTCTGTGCTGGTTATTCTAGTTGCATTTCTATTACAACCAGTCATTTCGCATACTTCTTCTAAAGGCATTACTTCTTTTTTGTGGTCTTCTTAGGAGCAGTCTTTTTTACAGGAGCTGTCTTCTTTACTGGAGACTTCTTTGCAGGGGCCTTCTTCTTTGCTGCTGGCTTCTTTGCTGTTTTCTTCACAACAGTTACCCTTCTTTCAAATCGGGTGCCTTCTTGAACAAGGCCATCCCCGTCTTTATCCACAGCATTATAATTAAATCCTTTAACTGATGCTGGGAACAACCATAACTTTAACTTATTAAACATCTTACTTCCTATCTATTTTATAGGTAATATAGTCTACTACCTGCTTCGGAGTCCATTCGTTTGGAAACTCAAAATTATTTATTTGATCCATTATTTGCTTTTTATATTTACGTTCAAAATATCCTTCAAGCTCGTAGACCTCATCTTGTGCCATAGTATATTCTATCATTTATATGTCAATGGGGCAAGGTTTACCCTGCCCCACGAACAATATAAAGAATTACTTCTTTAGCTTAACCTTAAGCTTAGGGAACTTCTTGTTCCACTTTGTAGCCAGAGCATTATACTCTGCTACATATGTAGCCTTAGCAAGATCTGCTGCTGCCTTTGCTGTTACTGCTGCTGCTGTTGCAGTTGCAGAATCTGATGCACGTCCAGCTTTCTCTGCTGCTAGAGCATCTTGAGCTGCCTTAAGTGCTGCATTAGCTGTTGCTAGTTCTGCATTCTTTGCTGCTAGTGCTGCATTAGCTGTTGCTAGTTCTGAATTCTTTGCTGCAAGTTCTGCTGCAATATCACGGACTACAATTGTAGCGCTTACAGAACCTACTGGTGCTGATAAGCCTGTTACGGCTGCTGCTACTGTTGCATAAGCAACTACTGTTACTGATCCAACTGCAGGAATTGCTACTGTCTGCTCTTTTGTCCCTAGTGTTGCTACTGCTGTGTCAGTTGTTAGCGCTGTTGCTAATGCTACTCCAGAGCTTGAAACCAAAGTATTAATTGTGGCTCCACCCTTTGGATTACCAAACACGTCAAATCCAGATACCTTAAGTACCTGTGATGTACCTGCTGCTGCTGATGCAGGAGCGGTTAGTGTAATTGAGCTCAAAGCACCTGCTTGGCCTTGGACATAGTAAACTGTTGTAGTTCCAGAACGAGTGATCGATACTGATCCTACTGCTGTACTTTTAGTATATACATAAAAGTCTGCTGAGTTTCCAGTTCCTGTTGAAACTGAAAGTGTTGATGTTCCAGATGATGCTGTTACTACTGTAGTACCAGTTACTGCAGGAACAATTGTTGCATTTACTGCAACTGCCGTTACAACTGTACCTGTGTCGACACCTGTAACTGCAATCTTTAGCGCATCTGCTGCATCAACGCTGTTGTCTGCTGGCACTGGTAGTGATACAGGAGTTGTTACTACTGTTCCACCTGTTGCTGCAGAGCCTGCTACTGTCAATGTGACAGTGCCTGCGTTGGCATTTGCCGATGGTGCTACAAGCATTGTGCTAGTCAGGGCTGCAGCGATGATTAGCGATACTTTCTTAAATGAGTTCATTTAATTTATTCTCCTTAATTTTTCCACCTCTTGCTGAGCGTGGAATTCTATTTTGTGTACGAGTTCCGCCATTGGGACGGAGAGTGATTGTCCTCTATTTCTTTTTTCGTATCAATGTCTTCGTACATTCGAACAATATGAATACAGGGGTCTTGGCCTTCGCCAAACTCGGTATCTTCTTGTTCAGACATTGGTAGTCCGTCGTGTGTGTAACATACAGGAGGTCCGCACCAACCTTTTTCTATGCCGTATGAAATCCATTCATCAAATGTTATATCCATTCCGCAAGCTCCTTTAGAAGCACGTGCTTGGGTTTTGCGCCAAGCACTGTGTGGACTGGAATTCCATCCTTAAATAATACCATAGTCGGTATTGAATGTACAGAGTATTCCTGAGTTTTTTCTGGGTTCTCATCAATATTTAACTTACCAACTGGTAAGCCATGAGATTCAGATATTTCATCTAGGATTGGGGAGACCCTTTTGCATGGTCCACACCATTCTGCCCAGAAATCAACTAAGATTAAACTGTTACTTTTAATTGCATCTTCAAAAGATGTGTCCGTAACTATCACTTTGACTCCACATGGGTTGGCCAATAGTAACTGCATGCTTCGCAACATGTATACCCAAGCTCACGATAGTCTGAATACTCATTATAGAAATAATAAGACTCTGGATCTTTTTCAAACAGCCGACCCTTATGGGTATAATGAAGCTTATCGTCACCTAGCCACCAAGGCTTGTCTGACTCTAGCAGCATAAAGTGTTCTTGATAGATATCGTCGAAGGTCTGCCTTGTGCTATTTTTATAACCACGCATAATAATTTCTTTAATTATTGCTTCATTATAAACAAATAGCCAGTCTTCGTGCCCATCCCACATTTTTACTGCTGGATGATTTTTCCATGCACCTGAACTATAAAGTCCAGCTAATGACTTTAGAACTTGTAGGTTCTCAACACTTTGTTTAATTAAACGCTTACGGTCTAAATGCTTTGCTGTTTCGGCAAAGTCCGCCTCTGGTAAGAATGTTTGCATGGTACCTATTCTACTAAATTATTATAAGAGAGTCAATAGGGTTATTGCTCGTCAGGCTGTGCTTTCAATTCATCTGCTGCTGCATTAAATTGATCCATAAACATTTTTACAACAAAGTATGTTGAGTCTATAGCATTTTTATTTAAATTAGCTAGTGCTTCCTCTGAGCGATTTTCTTCGGGTAGACCATTTGCCCACTTTTGAAAAAGTGCTCTTGCCACATCCTGAATAATTGATTCTAGGATTGACATTCTCTTTTCATTACTTTCCATTTAACGCTCCTTTTAGGTTAATTAGTTTTCCGCCAATAATTTTTGAATTATTTACTGGCTTTGCAGTATTAGAAATCATCTCATATATTTGAGCATATGTTAGACTTTTATTTACTGATTTAATTGTTGCCCACTGTGTAGCAGCAATTACTGTGGCTACAGATGTTCCAATAGCATTAATAGTTTTATTATTAATGTTTATTGCTTTTGAACTTCCTTTAGCAAAGAAGTCTGTTTTATATTGGTCATAGTCTGTATATCTTGCGATTGTTGAATTCTCCGCTGTTGCTGAAATTGCAATAGAAGAAGAAATGCATGCTGGCCAATTTATTTTATATAAATCTCCAGAATTTCCTGATGGGAAAAACACTGGAATACCAGCATCAATAAGGGCTTTAATCTTCTCTTCAGTCATAGGAGTATGTGGGCAATAGTTCTTCACACTATACGGAATCCTATATCCTTGAGACATAGATACAGAGTGAATGTTAAATCTATCTTTATTTTTAATAATCCAGTCTAATGCATTATAAACTGTTGATTCGCTAGACACCAGCCTAGATCCATTATGGTCTATGCTAATAACTCTGACAAGCACAAACTTTACTTTTGGATTTTCTAAGGCAGCTATTGACGCCATCTGCGTTCCATGACCAAAATTATTTTTTGAAATCCATTCTTGTTTAATTGTAGAAGATCCAGGACCCTCCATCTCAGATAGACCGTTTGGGCATGAAGCCCATTCCGTAACACATGCTTCAAATAAAATTCTATCTTTAAAAATAGGCAAGGAGGTTTCAAACGCTCCATCAAGTATTGCGATTACTGGAATATCATTTTCAGATTGATCTGCATTGGAATATGATGGCATTATGAACATAATGCATAAAGCAATTAATAATACTTTTTTCTTCACAAAACAATAATACTAAATATACTTAATGCTGTCAATAGCTACTATTTATCTTTATTTAGTTTAGCGTTGTACCATTTGCCAGCATCCATCTCTGGCCCAGTAACCTTGGCTTCATCTAGCAAAAGCCTTACCGCTGTATTTAAATACTCTATTTGGAACTGCATTCTTAGCATTTCCATTTCAAGCAGTCTGATTCTATCTGATTTTCTCACTCTGTTATCTCTCTGTCTAAAGGGGTAGGAGCCGTCAATAAGGCACCGCACTCAACACACTGCATATCTAAAAAGTAGGTTGCAATCTCATAATTTTCAAATATGGCTCTTACATAAAAATGAATTGATCCACAAACACAAGCATGCGTGGGGGTTCCACGAAGATCTACTGGGTTATACTCAGGCTTTAAAGACTCCTGCCTAGCCTCTTCGATATCATTTTTATCAAAAATTAAAACGTCGTATCTTTCAAAAAAGCTTTTTATTACACCCACGCCGATCAATCCAACTAGGGTTGCTGATAAACGATTGACCCATTTCATAAATCTATTATACTCTAGACTTCAATAATTGTAAAGGGAGGTCTTACGCTCATATTAAACTTAGCTGCAGCCTCTAACGCCATACGTACACGCTTACGTGGAGTCTTGACCATTGATGTAGAGTACAGAGATCCTAGCGCAAGCTCTTGTCCTGCACCCTCTGACATATACTGCACGTCAGCTTCTCCAATATGAAAATCAGAATCCATTGTAAATATTCTGCCAGCACCCTGCACTGCTATTAAAAATATTCCGCCTTCATCGCCGTCTTCTGTACCAGAACTAAAATTTCCATAGCCTTGCTCTTTAAAGGCGTCCTTGATTGATTCAACAAACTTTGTTCTAATAAATTTATCTAAGTTTCTATAGCCAGCAGTCGGAGTATACTTAGGTGGAGTCCAATTGTATTGAAGTATTTGACCCATTCTAAAACTATCTACAAACCCTATTCCAAACTGGCCCACCTTAAAAACCTTCGGATCTGTTCTTTGAAAAATTAAACCAGACTTGTCGTCAGATGCAGCGGCATCTCCCCCAAGAAGGACTTTATTTTCGTGAATAAGGGCTACTATACAGGTCATAAGCCCAGTATACTATTTTTAAAATTCTCTGTCCAGCGACTCTAAATTCTCTATTTGATGGTCTATAAATGATAGTTTAAGCATTGTTTCCTCGAGCTCAGACTTAACAGATATGAGCTCTTGAATGGCATTATAATATTTATCCTTCCATTCTGTCAATTCTCTTTCAATTCTATATAATTCAAGCTTTAAGTCTTTTAGCTCTAATTTAAGATGATCTTGCTCACGCTCTTGCCGTCTTGTTTTTTCTTTTTTATTATCTCGTAAACCAGCAATAATTGCAGTTCCCATGCCAGACAATATGGCAGCAGAAATAGCAATTACTATAGAGGTATAATTTATATCCATTATAAACTAATTATACAGTGAAATGAACCTAAATTAAGAGTTCAGAGGCAGTAATTTCGTTGCCTAAATACTTTCTTTTTACAATAAAATCTCTAACATGGTCTGGGCCATTTGATCTGCCTGCTAATATTACTACCCAGCGTGGCTCAAGCTTAGCCGAACTACATGACTCACAAACAAGTAAGTTTATTGGCAAAAGAGAAGATCTTTTTACGTCTAATTTATTCTTAGACTTATTGCAACTGTAACACAGAATTTTTTCCATTAATTTGATTCCTCAACATGTTTAAATACTATTTCGTCTACTATAGTAAATTCTTCATTTTCCATAAGCTCGTTATACTCTATCCCATCATTATCGTACTTCACAATTGATGCCCATGCACCAAGCTTTTCGACAGTCCCATAGCACTGTTCAGAATGAATAAATACAATATGGGTTGTATCATAGTACTCTCTCACTAGGTTTTCCCTCCAACTCGCATCTTACTCCGTATGATTCGATCAACCTCTTGACCTTTGTTACATAATCAATAACCATTTCTTTTTTGGTTCCCTCAAACTGTAAAAAATTATCTTCATATAGTCTTAATGCTAAGAAGTCTGGATACATTACTATATCCATTAGAAGCATGGAAGGCTTCTTGACTTGATGTACTGCTTTTTTCATCTCTTCTGTATAAAATACTGGCTTATTTGGTTCGCCTGTCCACTGATTAATACCGTATTTAAAATGTTCTTTTAATTTATCATTGCTCTTATCAATAAACATTTTTTTTCTTTAACCTTTTCCAAGTCTCTTGTGTTTTGTGTAAATTTTTAGATTTATCTATTGATCCTAGGCTCAAATAAACTCCACCCCAAACACCGTATTCATTATTCTCTACTGCAGATTCATAACACATGCTTATAACTGGACAGCTTAAACACATTTCATCAATATTTTTTGCTATATTAGAATCTGATTCATATTTATCATAAAATAAATTGGTGTCCATGCCTCTGCATATGCCAAGGTGAAACCAATCTAAATCTTCTGAATCTATGCCTAGATCATTTAAAATTTCTGACATATTTTGCGGGCAACTTCCATATTCCGTTATCGTTAACAGCAATTCTTTCTGCTGTTCCCCAAGCGTTCTCTCTGAACATGCCCTTTATGTTTGTAAATCCACTATTGTCTTTTTTCCATATAATCAGATCGTAATTGTCCCAATATGGAGTTATATTCTTTGCCTTTTTTATAAAGACTTCGACACCTAGTTCTGTTAAATTTAACATATTTCCTTAAACATAAACCGTAGCATCCCACTGATATATATTATACAGGTTTTGCTACGGCTATGTCAATAGCTATTTAATAAAAGTTCCATCCCATATGGACTTTTTGACTTGATCTGCTTCTGATAGGTCTTGTGCTTTTTCAACTGGCACACAATTTGGAACCATTCTGCCATTCTTTTCTTTCATGCCTCTTTGGGTATATCCTGACCAGCAAGCTTTGGCCATATTGTCCCATTTATCTTCTTCTTCATTGTCTGACTCATAGTCTTCTTTATCTTCGTCATTTGATTTTGATACTGGCCAATTTACTTCGTTCTTCATAGGATCTCCAACTGGAGCTGGATTGGAAGGATTTGCGTCTTCTACTTCCATTTCTGCTGAATCTGACTCTTCTTCTGAGTCTTCCTCTTCTGGCATCTCAATCATGCCCTCAATTGCTTCCATTAAATGTTCAATAACCATGCCCAGTTGTTCTTTTGTAACTTCAGGGCGTAGGGCTTTTGTAATTTCTTCATCATCTGGAATTTCAACTACTGTATCTGCTGGATTAATTACATCATCCAGCATATCTTTAATTTCTTCTACTAATTCATTTGTTGTAAGTGACTTCTTCATATTCTTCTCTCTCTCTACTATTTTACGAGACCAAGAGAATCCTGCATCTCCGCCCCATGCTAACCACATAATCTTTCCGTTTGAAGGATTTTCTGAGTTATCCCAATCTTTACCTTTTTTATCTACTTCATGACGTGAGAAATAAGAATACATACGTTTAACTGTAGATAGGCTTAATGTTTCTCCACGAGCTAATTGTCCTGCACGAGTCCAGCCAACTACTGTTCCAGCACCTTTTGCTTTTCCCTGCTCTTTTAGCTTAATAGCACGTCGTGCTGCTGATTGCATTCCAGCAGTAGGCTTATATCCTTCTTTTGCCATTTATTTCTCCTTTACGCTAACAACTTTAACATTTTTAACTTCATCGTCTACGCCAAAAATATCATTAGCATAATCTACTGCATCATCTGAAGAAAATGCTTCTACTTCAGCATCTACTTCTAGTTTAATCTTGTATGTATTCATTTTACTTTCCGCAGGTTGGGCATACTGCAGAGCCTGTTACAGCTGGCCTTGTTGCTCCTCCAGATTTAAACTTTGGTCGTCCAAACCCTACTATAGAAACCTGTACTCCTGCTTTGTTTTTCTTAAATGCACGAAGTTGTTTACAGGCCTCTCCGCCATTTCTTTGGCTTCCAGATTTCTTTGAAGAAGTATTTCCTTCAATGCACCACACTGTTCCATCTTCGTTATCTTCAATAACAATTCCTACGTGAGAAATTCTATCGACACCGTCTGAAGGGAAATCAAAATAGGCGATATCTCCTGGCTCTGGATCTGCAATGTCTCCGTCAATCCATGCATTAGCCTTCTTAAATGCTGCTGCGCCACCTGGGGTATAAACTGTATTAGGAATCTTTACTCCTGCTTCATTTGCACACCAGTTTACAAAAGATCCGCACCAAGGCTGGAAGTTAGCTTTTGTATATGCGCCGTACTTTGTCTCATTATCTTTAGGACCTTCGATGTATCCTACTTGAGATTTAGCAACCTGAATTAATCTGGCAACGCTACCTTTAGGTGCTTTTGCTGTTTCTGCTGGTACTGGAAAATCTTGCGACATTATTCATCACCTTTACTTTTACCAGCAAAATATCCGCCGATAATTCCTATAAGTCCTACAAGTGCATTTTGCACTAGGGCAATTGCGTCTTCATTGGTTCCATATTTTTCACCTGAAGTAAACTGTTGTGCAAGCATTGAAGCGTATTCACCAAGAACTACTAAGCCAATGAAGCCAAGTATTCCGAGGGTGATAACCCACATTAACTTATCTTTCATCTTCATTAGTCTTTATCCCAATCTTCATCAACTGGCTGCTCTGCTGGCATTGCGCCATCTGGCTTTGCTGCTAAACGTGCTGCAGTTGCATCAATTTCTGCTTCAAGCTTCTTGTCTGCTTGTGTGTTCTTAGCATCCATCTCTTTGTTATCTAACTGAGCCTTCATAATATCTTTAGCACCAGAGTTACCAATTAGAATTCCTGCGAGTGTTCCTGTAATAAATGTTGCAATACTACCTAGAACGTTAAAAAACATTTTATCGTTCTCTGACTGTGCTCCGATAGGCTGTGTTACAAACAACAATCCGTAGATAATTCCAAGAGCTGTTAGAAACAGAATGCTTCCAAGAGTTATTCCTAGAATAAACTTTAAACGAGCATCTAGGTCTGCGGGCGTTAGTTTTTCTTTAGCCATTTGTTATTTCCTGTTCTGGTGTAGTAGGTGTAATTGTTATTACATCTTTCGTGCAAGTCTGTGAGGCTTCACATTCTGGAGGATTACATTCTGCAATTTCCCAATTTTTAGGATCTTGACATGGATAGCGGTATCTATTCAAAGAATCGCATCCAGTCAATGATAGCATTAATAGCCCAGATAGGGCAATAGTAATTAATTTCCTCATGCTACTATTATACCCTATTCGGATTCTTTATTTCTAGCAGGGCTTGTGACTATCCAAAGGGCCGTTGTTGCTATAATTCCATAGCCCACAATAGTTTTAGCACTACCATCAAGGACTACCCAAGCAATAAACATACCAAGAAGGGTCCAGGCCTGATCAATTAGATCCTTGATTATATTTTTTATTACTCTTACCATTTTCTACCTCCTCGTGAACCTGGTGAATTGGCACCTGAAGCGCCACCTCCTCCAGAACTTCCTCCGCCTCCCGTGCCACCTCCTGTGGCTCCTCCTGTGGCAACTGCTGCTGCATTGATTGCAGCACCTGCTGCAACTACTGTAGCTACAACCATCTCTGTTGCTTCTTCTCTTTCTTCTTCAGACATGTCTGCGCCAATTGATCCAAATGCCGCCAAAGCTGCTGCTGGATTTGTAAATAATTCTTCTACTAGTGCTCCTGGATCCTGAAGTAGCTCTACTTGTGCAGCAACTGCTGCAGTAATTACAACTGCATTTCCATTTTCATCTGTTCTAACATCTACTGGTGTTGCTGCTGGAAGATCTTTATACTCAATTCCAGATGCTTTAATGTCTGCAGAACTTACTGCTTGCCCTGGCTTTAAATCTTCAATCAATGTAGCAACTACTGCATCTTTTTGCTCTTCAGTTAATTCTTTACCTGCTTTAGCATCTTCTATTGCTTTATCAAGGGCTTCCTTTTCTGCTTGCTTTGCTTCTGCTTCCGCCTTTAACTTATCTGCTTCTGCTTGTTTAGCTTCAGCCTCCGCTTGCTTTGCTTCTGCTTCTGCTTTAGCGTTTGCTTCTTCTTGTGCCTTAGCCTCTGCTTCTGCCTTTGCTTGCTCTTCCGCTTCTCTTGCAGCCTCTGCCTCTGCTTCTAATCTATCTGATTCTGCTTTTGCATCTGCTTCCGCTTGCTCTTTAGCCTCTTGCTCTGCTTTTGCTGCAGCTTCTTCTGCTGCTACACGATCTGCCTCTGCCTTAGCTGCTGCTTCTTCAGCAGCAACTCTATCTGCTTCAGCTTTTGCCGCTGCTTCAGCGGCTGCTTTAGCTTCGGCTTCTGCTTTTGCTGCAGCTTCTGCAGCTGCTTTTGCTTCTGCTTCAGCTTTTGCCGCTGCTTCAGCGGCTGCTTTAGCTTGTGCTTCTGCTTGAGCTGCTGCTGCTTCCGCTGCTGTAGCTTCTTGTGCGGCTTGTTGTGCTGCAGCTTGCGCTGCAGCTTGTGCAGCTGCTTGTGCTAACGCTTGCTGTTCTGCATAATAATTTGTAGTAACCTGAGCAGCATTTGTCATTGCAGTTACTGCTTCATTTACTTTTGTTGTTGCCGTATTAGCAAGAGAGTCTGCTGCTTGAATTGCCACCTGTAGGTTTTGATTAGCAGTTGTTAAGTTTTGATTAGCATTTGTTAAGTTTTGATTTGCTGCTGTCAAGTTTGCTGTAGTAGTTTCTACTGCTGCACGAGTATCCCAAGCTGCCTGCTGAACTACAGCTTGAACTGCTTCTTGGGCAAGCATGGTGGTGGCAGCGGAAGATTGAGTTGCTTGTGCAGTTGTTAAAGCAGAAGTTGCAGCGTTTACTGCGGTCTCAGCTGTTACTTTTTGTGTAGTTAAAGTATTTAGAGTAGCCGTATCTGTCGCAAGGGTAGTCTTTGCGGCATTTAAGGTTGCTATTTGTTGAGGTGTTGCTGAAGAAGTAGAGAACTCAGAAGCTGGAATTACCTCCCAAGTGCTTCCATTATATCTTTGTAGGGAAACTGCAGCTCCTCCACCATTTTCGTAGTACCACATTTCAAAAGTTTTAGAGACCCCAGCTGTGGTCGAAACATCTGCTGTTGACCCTCCGCCACCTTTATCAACCCAGTCATTAATAACTACTTGCCCATCTAATTTTAATATAACTCCGTCATCTGCTGGAGCAGTAATATACTGAGTTCCCGTTGTCTGTGGAGTCCATATTCCATCCCACTTAATTTGAAAATCTTCTGTTACGGTTGTTGTAGTTTGTGTAGTTGCAGATACGTTATCTATAGCATAATAGTCCCAGTTTGCTGGTATAAGAATAGTTGCTATCTTCTTTCCTTCTGGTGCTACAAAGGTCTCTGTATGAGTATAATTTGGATACTCAGAGCTTACATTGTTTTGCAAGGTGAACGACTCTGTTGTTCCATCTGTATATGTTACAGTTCCAGTTGAGTCGCCATTCTTAGCAAACATTTGAAAACTCGCATTAACTGTATTTGCTGGAACTGTTATAGTTGTATTAGCAGTTGCACCATACATGGTTAGCGATGGATCTTGTCCCCCTGGCCAACCAATTGAAGCAATATAAACACCGCTATTGTTTGTAGTTGAAACAGGAGTACCATTTACTGTAATTCCAATATTTGTATTTAACTTATTGCCGCTAAATGTTTCAGTAGTAGTTGTTGTCCCACCATTTACTGTTGGGCCGCCGCCTCCGTATTGCTCATTGATACCGTTAGTATCTTTTCCAGTATAGACAACAGTACCTCCCTGAGCTGGGGAACCCCCAGTTCCTGGATTGCTGTAAACGGTTACATTAAGTCCTGGAGAAGTATTTGCATCTACTACTGCTTGTGCCGCATTTACCGCAGATTGATCTAATGCAACAACTGCTGTCTGTACTTGAACTGCAGTCGTGGCTGAATTTAAAGTTTCCTGCTTGGCATTTAAGTCTGTCTGTGCTGCATTTGTGTTATCTCTTGCTGTATCGTAGGCCGCCTGAGAAGCAATAGTAATAGGAGTTTGCGTATTTAAATTTGTTTCGGCTACTTGGTTATTTTGCACAGCAGTATCTTTAGCCGCTGTTGCTGTTGCAACCTCTTCAACCTTTTCTGCAACAACTGCGGTTGCTGCAACAACAACTGTTGTTGCTGACTCTGCAACTGCAACTGCTGTCTCAGCAGACTGAATCGCTGTTGTGGCCTCTTGTACCTTTACCGTAGCCTCTGCTACTGCAGTAGCAATTGGTTCTTGTGTAGTAGCAATTGTAGCTGCTTGCTCTGTTGTTGTGTTAGGAACATTTGCCTGAATTGTAGTAGTGATTGCTGTTGCCTGTGTTTCTGCCGCTGCCTGCAATGTCTCTGCTGCCGCTTCAACCTTGTCTGCAACTATCTCAACTGTAACAGGAGTGGTTGCTGTGGCGGTATCTGAAGAAGGATTAGCTGGAGTTACTTGAACTGTTGGCTCATCAGCATTTGCTACACTGGGCCCAAAAAGGAAAAGCCAGCCGATAATAAAAAGGCTGGTTACAAAGTACTGTAACTTTCTAGTCAACTAGGTATCTCCTAAGTAATGCAAGATCTTTGCTTACTTAGATATTATATCAGAATGTTAATTTAAACTACTTAGGATTGTCTGTTTTATAAAAGCCAGAACCGTTGAACTTAATACCAAATGAACCATAGTGCCTTTGTAATCTTTTACCACATTCATTGCATATATAGTTTGGTTCAACAGAAGTTATAGATCTTTCTTTAGAGACAATCTCTTCTGGCGAACACTCGCATTTGTATTCATAAATAGGCATTATTTACCGCTCTGTTTTCTCTTTTCGGCTAAGGCAACAAAATCTTTGACCTTAGTTTCTCCCATGTATCCCCACGCATAACCATCTTCAATCATTTGTTCATTAACAGATTTAGTGTTTCCGTCAAGATAAACCCAGCCAAGTATACGTCCGTACTTTTCAGAACTATCTGGTTTCTCTGTCTTTACTACAATATCTTTAGATTCTTTAAACTTAGACTTAAGATATTCTTTTGATTCTAGCCCCAATGTTTTTTCAAGCTTGTCTGTTGTTCTAGATTCTGGTGTATCTATTCCAGCAAGTCTTAGTCTTTGAGAATATGAAATGCTGAATCCAAGGTCAATGTCAACATCAATAGTATCTCCGTCCACTATTTTTGTAACCTGCTTAACTCTATATTCAAACATAATTCTCCTTAAATTTTAAAGAGCAGTTTAGCCACAATGCTCAGGTGGATCCTGCGGGTAGCGGCCCGCATATAGTCTGCGACTCCCCAGTGACGGGGTGCAGACTACTATTATACTATTACTTGATTTTGATGGTCTTTGGCTTTTCCTCTTCAGGAACGACACGCTCTAAATTAATAGTTAGCATACCATTTTCAACCTTTGCACCAGTAACCTCAATATATTCTCCAAGAGCAAATTCTCTTGTGAATTTACGAGTTGCAATACCCTTATGCACGAATTTTGCATCTTCTGTAATATCCTTAAGCTCTCCCTTTACGGTAAGAGTCTGATCCTTTACAGTGATTTCAATGTCTTCTTTTGCAAAACCCGCCACAGCAACTTCGATTAAAAATGTATCTTCGTCGTCTGTTTTGATTACGTTATAAGGTGGGTATGTTGAGTGTGATGCGTGGCTGTGAACTTTTGTAAGTCTATCTAGTTCACGATTAAAGCCAATAAAAAATGGATCCTTAAAAAGATCCAATGTGTATGATGTTACCATTTTATTCCTCCTTTAAGCGAATAAGTTAATATACGGGCCTCCTATTGGACGACCCGTATATTATTATATCAAATATTTTATTTATTCGCCAGAGGAAACTTCAGCTATTTTAGACTTAGCAATAGCTAAAACTGGGCCAACTAATGGGGAATACCCAGTGGCCACGGCCTCTTTATTGCACTTGGTTACAGCAAAAGACAAGAACTCTTTTACTGCATCGTTTTTCGGTGTGCTTTCCTTAAATGCAACGATATAACTGAATGCCGATACGTTATACGATAAAGGGTTTTTATTGTTATAGTTTGCTTTTATGAGTCCGTTAGCCAATGGCTCAAAATCACTAAGGAATTGAGATGCTGCTTTTGAAGTAGGAGCAGTAAATTTACCAGCACCATTTTCAATTAGGGCAAGTTTTAATCCGCCAGCAAATGAGGACTCTGCGTATGTTATTACGCCATTCATTTGGCGGGCTATCATTACGACTCCATGAGATCCTGAACCTGCCTGAGAGCTAAAAGACAACGTTCCAGGGTAAGCGCTCTTAAAGTCTTTATTGCCTGCCTTAGTCCAAATTGTTGGAGCTACTGCATTTAAATACTCTGTGAATATCTGGCTTGTCCCAGATCCGTCTGCACGATAAGCAATTCGAATAGCTGTTGCTGGAATCTTTGGCTTGACTCCCTTAATTGTGTTATCTGAAATAATAGACTTATGATTCCATTTTGTAATCTTACCTGCAAAAATATTTGCCAACGTTTCCTTTTTAAGCTGTATAGGCTTTGAATATCCATCAAGTCTATAGATGACTCCAATGGGGCCAGCAATAAAAGGAACGTAGACTATACCAGATGGCTTTAGTTCTCCTGGATTATATGGAGTATCTGTTCCAGCAAAGTCGATGATCTTATTGTTTAATTGTGATCTACCAGCACCAGATCCTAATGAAGAATAGGTTATGGTGTTTCCAGTTGCCTTGGCATAACTAATTCTGCATGCGTCAAGGTAATTTGATATAAATGATGATCCCGATCCAACTACATCTTCTGATGCGGTGGCGGGATGTGATGTAAAGATACTAGCAACCAATGCTAGCGTTATGACTATAGATTTATTTCTCATAGTATTAATAGTATATCTTTTAAAAATACATAATTACAAAGTTTAATGGAAACTCTGGGTTAAATGTAGGCTAACACTATACGACACTAAGAGATTAATCGTTTGGAATATCTGGCATGTCTAATTCGATCAAGCCTTTTTCTTTAGCTAACTTCTGTCCTTCTGGACTTAAGTGTAATGTCGCCTCTAGATTTTCATCGTACTCGACTTCCACTAGCCCTGCTTCATACAATTCCATAAGAGACTTATCAACATATTCTATATGAGACTCCCAAAGTTCTGGAGCTATATCCTTTGCTGTTTCGCTTATAGAAAATATCATCTCGCCGTTTTCGTCCATACCCTCAAGGGATACAGCGCCTATTTCTAAATAGTATGCCAATCTTGAATCGCTGTCGTCATATTCATTTTCATTCATAATGTCTCCTTAGTACACCAGGTAGGACTTGAACCTACGATAGCCGAATTATGAGTTCGGGGCCTTGACCAACTTGGCTACTGGTGCCAAGTGTCTATTGTAACGTGCCATCTTCATTTTTGTCAATGGTTTCTTCTACTAACTGTTGTACATAATCAGAGAAATGCTTTCTTATACTTCCAGAAGGCCTTTTCCCCAAAGACTTCCACATTCTTTTATATTCTATAACATTAGCAAATGTAGTTGGGCATACTGATACTCCATTATATTCTTTTAATACTGTTGGTAATGGCACATGTTTTCCACAACATTTACACTCTTTAGCTTTTTCTTGGTATATACTCATACTATTTCCATTCCGTCTAATACATCTGATAAATCCTTTGGCATTCTTGGTGGCCTTATCATGTTTGTAACAATTGTATCTTCGTCTTCTTCTCTATCCCACTTTAAAGATGTATAGGTGTGAATATCTATCTCTTCATTATTTTGTGGCCTACTTCTACTAATAGCATTAAATATAGATCCACAGACGGCGTCTGCTAAGTCCTTAGATCCCTTTCTTGGGTGGTCAACCCTATCTCTCATAATTTTTAACTGCAATAATTCGTCAATTAATAATTGAATATGTGGTCCAGTAAGCCTATCTTCAGCAACAACCATTGCCATATCGTCGTAATGCTTCTTAGCAACAGATAAAGTTTCAGTATTAATTCCATACTGTTTTAATTGCTGCATCATATCATGAGAATTCCATCTGTCAAAGGTGCAGACCCTAACCTTAAACCCCTTTGTCCTTAGAGATAGTATATAATCTTTTACTTCTGTAAAATCTACTGATTTATCTGGAGTTGGAGTCCAATATCTAACTGCATCAACTTCAACAATGGGTGCTGGCTGAGAGTATGTGTCTGTTACTTTTACATTTACCCATTTTTGTACGTGAGCCATTGCAACTGCACAATGATCGTGTTTTTGAGCTAGGTCAACGTGTATAAAATATTCTTTATCTGGGTCTGGTGCAAACCAAGGCTCGAACCTACCAAACTCATCTACGGCTGAAGCCATATTGCTAAAAGACTTTTCAATTTTTTCTCTAGACTTAAAAAATGCATCTATTGCCTCTGATGGCATGCAGGCGAATCTTCCTAGTGCGTCTGGAGCATTTTTATAAAAGGCTACTTTAAAATCATCAATGCTTCTAGTTGGATTAATCTCCCACGTTGGTCTTTTTAATGCATACATTCTAGGGTATTTGTAAGATAGGATATGATCTTCTTCCCACTCAATATCAAATTCATTGCCTTCTGTTCCGTCTGGCAAAGAATCGTCTAACTTGAAATGATGCGTTCTAATAACTATTTCTTTTTCTGCAACAACATCTTCATATCTTTGTTGAATATAATCGTTTTTATATCTTGGAAATGAAAGCAGAATAACTTTTCCATAATCTGGAAAACGTGAATCAACAGAGGCACGATACATCTCATATATAGCACTACCAGTTTTAGCCTGTTCGTGACCAGTTGTATTCTCTGTAGCAAATCCTGAGATTTCGTCAAGGATGATTACGATAACGTTATATCCTTCCCAGGCCTCTCGCTCCGAGTGCCCTGAGTGTACTGTTATATTTTTATTAAACTTTATTTCAGAAGCTTTTTCAGTATATTTCCCAATAAACCAGGGAGACCTATCTATACGTGTCCTGAATCCCTTAAAGAAAACGTTATTTGCCTGCTGTGCGTTAATAGCAATATTAATTATATCAATAGAGTCTCCAGGAGGCTTTCCATAATATTGAGCTGGATCTTTTAAACACAATAGTAAATATACTATATAGGCTACTGATATAGTAGAACAATAATCTTTACCAGAACCCTTTCCTAGCTGAGCAACCACTTCGTTAGCAGTTTGCTTAAACATTCTTCGGCCTTCATCTTCGCCAAATAGTTTTATCAAAGTAGATTCTTTATACACCTGAGAAGATTTTTCAATTAATATATATTGGTATTCAGAAAGTGGCGGTAGGCCTAGGTAATCTGGACTAGTTACAAATGTGCGTAGATCTACTGGGCGCTCATCAAACTCTTCTCCGTCTAGAATGTCAATTAAATCATTAAAGTTAAGTTCCATTATATTGACCACCATCCTTGAGTAGTTGCCTTACCACTATCAATCCACTCTTTATGTGATCGTGCTACTTCTTTCCAATCAATTCTATGCGTAGGCATGGCACATTCTGGACACAAATCTGTATCCATTTCCTTATAAACATGATCACAGTACATTAGCCTCTTCTTCGCTTAATACTACTGGCTCAACTATTCCAGTAATTTGAGAAAGTCTTTTTGCAACATCCATTTTACATTTAGAACAGGAAGCTGTTACTTCTTTTAATATCTTAACCAAGATATCCTGCTTGCGCTCAGTCTCAGCAATTTGATCTGCCAGCTCTGCATTATCTAATAGGCCAACTTCCTGCAACATACCAATTCTTTTACCCTCAATATCGGCAATTAGTTTTAGCGCTCCTGATTTAACGCTTAGTTGTCCCGCCTGATCTGCATCTTCAACTGTTTTCCATGCCTCTTTAATAAGCATTGCATAGTGTTGATCAGCTCCAGAGATAGCCTCTTTAGCCCTGTCACGGGCCGCTGTATCGTTGTGGACCACACTCTTCCACTCATCTATCAACTCAACCACTTCGGCTCTCTTGAAGCCTGTTAGGGTGGCAATTTGGGTTGGGTTATTTCCCTTTAGTAGTTCTGAGACTACTATATTCATGCGATCAAAATGATCAGCTAATTCAATTTCAGACATATATTAGAGTATACTCTTAGTCGACTAAAAAATCAACTGGATTTGGATATCTTGTATAAAATTAAGTATCCTATTAGGTCGTCTATATCATTATCTCCAGCGAACCCTTGGTTATTCTTTACTCTGTTTAATTTATCATCAATACGAACCTTTAATTGTTCTGTTGAGTCCGCCGTTGAAAATATTCTAGCTGGATCAAGGGCAGAGTTTCCGTATGAAATATTCTTCTCAATAAGCATATGGGCAATTTCTAAGCATGAGCTTAGTATCTTATTTCCAGCTGGAGCACCAACTGCATATAGATATAAGTCTTCAAACTTAAACTGATTAGTATCTTCAAATACTGGCCTTAACATTAGCGCTTCCTTAGAACTGCAATAAAATGATCATCAATGGGATTATTAGGATCTCTTACATACTCAATAGTTTCTATATTAAAATATTTCTCAACAATTGTCAAGACCTCTGTTCCAGTATCGTCCATCCAAGTTCGGCTATGCAAAACCAATTTAGAAGTATTTAATTCAGATAAATACTCATTTAATTCATCGTCATGTATATGTTGAAATACTAGGCTAGCAAGGACTAAGTCAAATTTAAAGCTTTTAACTGTGCTCCAGTCTGACGTATACAATATATTGTTTGACTTGTTATCATCTGGAACTAATGAGATCATGCTTGGCAAATCAAATCCTACAACTTTTCTATAATCTTTAGCTAGGGACATAGTGTTTCTTCCAACACCGCATCCAAAATCTAGTGCATATTGACTATGACCTTCTAAACTTTTAGTTAATGAAATAACTTCTTCATATACTGGCATATCCTTAAAGTCTCCAGTATAGCCAGTTAATATTAGATCTCCAGCATCTTCAATGGTGGCATTTAGCCAAACATCTTTACTCATTACTTACCCCGTTTCTTATATTTGAATCCAACCACCAGTCTTCAAAAATTTTTTCATCACCCTCTACATTTTCTACGGCAAGGGTGTATCCAAACTTAAACAAAATTTCCATTGCTTTTTTCTTTATTAATAAATTATTTAAATCAGCATAAAGGTCATGTTCAAATGTTATAACAGAAAACCTATACTTGTCAAGGGGTATCGACTCTAAAGCTTTTAAAGACTGAAATGCGGGCTCAATGTCAACCTGTAAGTAATCTATTGTATTTGGGAAATTATTTTCTTCAAAATACTTAAGGTAGTCAAAGGTGGTGGCATCAACATTTAAACATATATTAGATCTATTCGCATTATACTCATCTGATCTTTCTTTATCTATCTCTAAAGCCACACCTTTCCAGTCATACTGTTTCTCTAGTAAATAAGTATTGCTATCATTCTTTGAGTGATAGCCTCCTATTTCTACATAAAATCCATGCCTTTTTTCTTTCAATGAATTAAGGACAAATGACTCCTGGCCAGCTTGACTATTGCTACCTTCATAAATTTTCATCTTTTTTTAATTAGTCCAAACTGCTCCAGGTATCTCTGTATAGTCATAGCAGAAACACCACACTCCTTGCCTATCTCTGTAACGGTTTTCTTTTGAACTACATATCTTCTATATAGCCAATCTTTGCTTTGATATAATTTCATCGTTCTGTTAACACCTTATTAGCATAATGAGCAATGCCAAATGCATCTGCTACGTCAAAATCTGATAGCAGTAAATTATACTTCTTATTAAAGTAATCTACGGTTCTTTGTTTTCTCATATTGCGTAACTGCGTCTTGTACCATGAGTCCGCATATCCTGGATTCTTTATTCTAATTGCCTGCTTTTCATCTTTGGTTGGATTTTTATTTCCTATATAAGCCTGCCAAGAACTTGGACTAATTGTAATAACCTTAGCTCCAGTAGACATTAATTCGGCGATAACAACGCCGTAGACGTACGATAATTTTATCACAGCATCTGGTGATCTAACAAGGATAGCTCCTTCTACAGCAATATAATCAGACTTTAATTCATTTAACATTACATGCATCTTTACCTTGGCATCATATATCTTTTCATATATGTCTGCTCCCACAAAATCAATCTTGCCCCACTTTAATGGCTGATCGTTTTCCATTAAGCAGAATGCAACTGAATTAGTAGACGCATCTATACCCAAAACTCTGTTCGCCTTAGTTTTTATAAGTTCAGCTAATTTCATCTAGCATTCCTACAATTTTATTTCTTTTTGTTATATCAATCTTTTTTTGACATGAAGCGCACAAAACAGTATCATTGTATCTACTTAATTGAGCTCCACATTTTTTACATCCACGAGCAGCGCCATTTCTAATAGCTTTCTTTTCGTAATACTTTTCCATAATTCTTCTATTAGTTGCAATGCGGCAGCACTCGTCAGTACAATATTTTTGATTGTGAGTCTTTGGCTCAAAGTCTTTAGCGCATTCTTTATTTGCACAAATCATACTTTGGGTACCGAAAACAACTCTATCTGAACAGTACCGACAGGGGTATCTTTACTGTAGCATTCTTTCTTGATTGGGCAATATGTGCAGGGCATCTTAGACTTTGAAGATCCTTCTGGTCTCATTGGCAAATCTCCGTCTTTAAAATTATCCCATACTTCGCACATCCAAGTAAATGTATCTTCAATAATCTTAGTATTCTTTTCATTCATAGAAACTGGAATAACGATTAGCTCTTGAGTATTCTTATTTTCATAAAGAAAAAATCCTTCTTTAGCATTCTTAAGTTTCATATATGTTAGCAACTGAAGCAGGTGATTGGGTGTGGGCTTCATTTCAGACTGACGAGCATCCCACACTTCTTGCTTAGCAGTTTTAATTTCACCAATTACTTTTTCATTATCATATTCCATAATCAAGTCAATAAACCCACGAATAGGAGGATACTCATTAATAATCTCTTCTTCTTCGGCAACAAACTGTGGCATTGTAGCAATTAACTTCTGAAGTCTTTCATGTGCCTGTGTCCCTTGAGCCATATTAGCAACAGCCACGGCATCGTTATCATCAATAAACATTGCACCGCTAAAAGCCATGTACCAATATCTTGGGCATGTTCCATGACCGTATCCTAAAGAGCTTGGGCTAAATGACTTCTTAGTCATCTCTCCATCTGCACGTTTTGTATTTCGGTATGACTCATCAAGCAACTGTGCAAATAGTTCTGGGTCAAAATGTTTACCAGTATGCTTCTTAAACTTAAGGTTCTTTACAATATCTCTACCCATTACGAATTATACCTAACGACATATTTGAGTGCATCTACAAGTTTGTCTATGGACTCCTTTGCTGAATAATAAATGTTTTTCTTGTTGTTATTTGTAGTTCCAGCCTTATCCTTAGCTATTGTAGAATAGTATGACGCCATCATTGAAAACTTAGTAGACATTGCCTGAAGCTCAATAATCAAATACGGTGCCTTGGCTGAAGGAACATCTGGGTTCATTAATAGTTTTACAACAATAGCCAAAGCCTTATCTAATTGATCATCTCCCATATACTCATGCAAATCATTAAACTCAGTAATAGAGCTAATTAACTCTAAAGTATTCTTATCTTCCGCCATTCTTAGCCTTCTCTTTCTTATCCAACTTATCTACAAATAACCCCATTGGGTATCCAACTGCAAAACCAATCATCATTCCAAGAAGAAATATTTCCATTATGCGAACCTTTGAACTAGACCGTATCCGATCCACAAACCAACAATTCCCATGAGTCCAGCAAATACTGGTGGTGCAGGAATAGGTAGTTTAAATATACTAAATATCCCTCCTACTGCAACTCCAGTTAAGGTAGTATAAATTATTTCTTTCATTGCTTTGCCTTTTTGTGATTTACTATATACGGACCAACTACTGATCGTATTGTGCCATCTTTACGAATCTTTACAATCATTCCATTTTTAATAATTGTGTCATTAAACCTACGCTTGTTCGCCATTGTTATCCTCCCAAAACTGGATCAGTTCTTCTAAGACTGCCCATTCTATAATTCCAAGTCTAACTTTAGACTCTGTTCCAATAATAATCTTTAATGCTGGATGCATATCTCTGCTTACCTTAAAAGTATCAGTACATATTTTAGACCATACTGGTTTATTTAAAGTAAAAGAAGACGAGGCCTCTTTATAATCTACTAAAAATTGATTCCATTTAGCGTCGCCTTTTTGATAATCGCCACGCCCACTGTTTTTTTGAGCCTTGGCCCCATCACGTTTTACTTCAGATCTTTCAGACATTACTTAATCCTATAACTATTATCATGTCCATCTGGACATGTCCAACTCATTGTTAATGTAGTTGCATCCCAAAAATATTCTTCTGCATCTTTATCGCATTTATTACATGGCTTTTTACCACCCAAACGCTCAAGCTCGACTGCTTTAATTTCTTCTTTATGAAAAAACTCATTAAGATTTGGCACGTATCTCCTCTTGTAGTAATATAACTACTTCTGGATTATCACGAAGGTACTGCACTGCTTTTGCTCTTCCCTGCAATCTTTCTCCATTAACGGTATACCAAGCACCACCTTTTTCCACGATTCCGCACATTTCTGCAACATCAAGAGTTTCTCCTATAGCGTCAATACCCAGGGTATCGCCCTGGTAGTAAAAATCATATTGACCTGAAAGATTTGGTGGCCCAACCTTATTATAATCAATAATCCAATTTACTGGTCTTCCGACTCTTTGCTCAATAATCTTATCGCCAACCTTAATGCCAGCCTTGATAGCATTAGCTTCAGCTTCTGAAGACCATAATTTAATAACTGTAGAGGAGAAGAATTTAACTGCCATCCCTCCTGTTGGGATATGGCTCGCATGCATTGATCCGAATTGATTGCGCTGTTGAGAGATAAGGACAAGAAGCGTGTTCTTGTTTGCGTAGTTAAGCATTTTAACCGCATGTGTCATATCCTTTGCTTCTGCACCGATTTGCTTTGTGTCTTGCAAATCTTTCATTTCATTTCCATCTTTTTCAAAATAAATTGCTGGTAGTAATGCTGAAATAGAATCTACTACAATCATATCCACGCCTGCATCCATAAGCTTGGTTGCAACATCAACCATATCATTAACAGTTTTTGCTGGTGAATAAATTAATTTTTCAGAATCTACTCCTAAAAGTTCTGCCCACGCTGGGTCATAAGAATGCTCTGCATCAATCCAGGCGCATGTCTTTCCTTCTTTTTGAGCTAGTGCAATCATTTGTAAGCAAAAAGAAGACTTTCCAGCTGATTTATTTCCCCAAACAAGGATCTGCCTGCCGTAGGCAAGTCCACCCTTCAAGGCCAGGTTAAGACCTATGCTTGGAGTTGGTTGCTTATCTACATTTACATCTACTGCCGACTGAACTCTTGCTCTTGTTTTTGGATCTAATTTTGCCAATATATCATCTAATACAATTTTCATTATTATTCTTTCTTCTCTCTGCTCATTATATCATTAAAAAAGGTTGCCGTGAAGTCTTGGACGATCTTTGTTTTTATTTATTTTTGTCTCTAATATTTCATCCAAACTATGAAGAATTTGCTCTTCATTTCTCATTGCAGCGTATACATCTAGTAGGCGAATAATAACATCTGCCATTTCTTCTACAATATATTCGCTTCCCTTAGACTTTCTAATTGCTTCTAATACTTCAGTAACTTCTGAATGTACGAGTGCAAGCTTGTTTCCAATCTTGTCATTAGAATATTCTCCATCCCAAAACCCCTTCTCTCTTGCTGTTTCATGAAGCACTGCAGATAATGCATCAAGCCCATATTCTGTTAAAATATTATTGCTGTTCAATTTTATCCCTTAAGCTAAAAGTAAATGATGGAACGGTTTCATCATAATCTATAACTAATTCTTTATCGGTTTGTGCGGCATCTAAAAACTTTAGAGTTGGCACAGTAATTTTTCCATGCTCTTCTAGTATGGCTACTAAAATTTGATTTATACTAACGGACTGAATTGGCCCTTCTACATTTTCTGTCACTTTATCTCCTTAACCATCAGAGTTCCATCATCTAGTTTAGATAATACTACCTGACATGTCATTCCCTCACGCATTTTTGCTAAGGCAATCTTATACATACTAGAAAATACAATAGCTCTAGTTAAATTTTTATCCTTGTCTGACATTACGATATGTGCCATAGTTTTGCCAGCCTTTGTTTTATAAGGCGTAAAGTCTACGACAACATATTCGTTATCGGCAAGAGCATATTCTTTTCTGTACAAAAAGTCTACGAAAGAATCCTTTGAGTCTGGACCGATATCTTGAACCTTTACGTAACGTGCAATTCTGTTATCTCCGACAAGAATAAAGTACATCTGATTTGTTTCAATTGGTGTTTGTTCATTATGGAATAACCCGATAGACCCAGTTTCATCTACAAGCTCAATTCTTGCCCACCCATTACCTCTTTTAATAGATTTTGCCATACCAAACATAACAAAAGACCCTAGGTCATCAAATTCTGAAATTGGTCTTGCTTGAGTTTTAATTCTTGGAGGCAGATCCAGATTAAATGTTGGAATGCCAAGATACTCATAATAGTTATCCTTTTCGTTACCTTGTCTAGGATTATCTTCGAATGCTGCTGCACCAATAGAATTTAATGCAGATATTGCTCTGCTATTAATTCCGCTTCCCTTTTTAGAAGCCTTATCTATAAAATCAGAGTAGTTAGCGTATGGCCTTTTTTCCATGATCTTATTTGCAATACTATCAGAAATAAACTTAACTTCTGCAAGCCCAAACCTGATTGCATCTTTTTGCAAGGAGAAGTAAATATCTGACTCATTAACATGAGGAAGTAATACTTTAAGACCTAGCCTCTTGGCTTCAATTAAATATTCTGTACGAACATCTTTATCATTTTCGTTTTTAAGAATTGAAAACATAAATTCAAGAGGGTAATAAGTTTTAAGCCAAGCAGTATAATAAGAAAGCATGGAATAAGCAACAGCATGAGAGCGGTTAAAAGAATAGCCAGCATGAGCCTCGAAAGTATGCCATAAGGTTTCGGCTTGCTTCTTAGAAATGTGTTTTGAAGCCCCAATAATAAACCTATCTTTGAACTCGTCAAATTCTTTTGCATCTTTCTTCTTTCCAATAATCTTTCGGACTTTATCAGCCTCTGACCAAGACATTCCGCCTAAGTGTACACAAGCCTGCATAACCTGCTCTTGATATATAATAACACCGTATGTATTTTCTGTAAAAGGCTTCATGATTGGGTGGATGTACTGAACAGCTTCTTGGCCATGCTTACGTTTAATGTAAGATGCTCCCACAGTATTCATAGCTCCTGGTCTTACCAATGCATTTGATGCAGCAAGATCTTCAAATACGCTTACTCCCATTTTAATCAATAGGTTAGTATATGGAGTTGCTTCTGCCTGGAACACTCCCTTTGTATATCCTTCGCTTAGTGTCTTATAAACTTTAGGGTCGTCTAAAGGAAGGCTGGAAAGATTAATTTGCTTCCCGCTTCGATCCTTAATAGACTTTAATGTATCTGATATCACAGATAAGGTCTTAAGTCCTAGTGCATCTAGTTTAATAAGACCTATATCTGCAACCGTATCCATGTCGTATGCAACGACTGGAATTCTACCTGACACATCATCACTAGCATCTGCACGAGATTCTACTGGAGCAAACTTACGAATGTCATCTTTAGCTACAACAACTCCCGCAGCATGTACGCCTACGCTTCGAATCTTGCCACGCAATCTTTCTGCAAGCCAGACGACTTCTGGGTATTTCATTCTAAATTCTTTTGTATTTGGAGAATCCATAAAGTCTTCAAACGTATCGATTGATTTCATTGCACGATTAACATCAGACAACGGCACCATGAATACACGAGCAGCATCACGAATTACACCTTTATCCTTGAAGTATGTGTATGTTGAAATAGATGCAACGTGCTTAAACTTTTTCTTTAAATAATCTTTAACTTCTTTACGACGGCGGTCTTCAAAGTCCGTGTCTATATCAGGAAAGTCATTACGTTCTGGGTTAATAAAACGGAAGAATAGAAGGTCATATTTAATTGGATCCACATCCGTGATACCCAATGTATAGCAAACTAAAGATCCAGCGGCAGATCCACGTCCTGGACCAACCATAATATTATTTTCCTTGGCCCAATTAATCATGTCTCCAACAACTAGAAAATATGAGGCAAACGACTTATCTTTAATTACAGATAACTCCTCTTCAAGTCTGTCTAGGTAGACCTTATCCCCTGACAGGTTTAGCCTTTTAAGGCCTTCTAAGGCCATTTCAGAAAGCTTTTTATCAGCATTGGTCTTAGGGACAGGGAGCAGGTCTAATCCACTGTTAAAGTCGTATTCTCCAATTTTATCGGCTATCTCCATTGTATTCTCATAGATATCCTTGCGAGTAATTCCAGCCTTATTAAAGTCAGCCTCAATTTCATCTCTAGTCTGAATGAATAAATTATAGTCTGCAAATGAGATCTTTCTGTCTGGATAAAGATAGTTAAATCTATCTAACATATCTTTAATATTCCTAGACATATCAAAGTCTGCTTCTTTATCAGACTTAGGGGATGTTGATAGAATAAGCATAGCCTCTTCTAATATACGATCTTCTTCTTTAGCAAAGTGAGCATCTCCTGTTGCCACCGCCTTAATTTTAAGTTCATCCGCTAACTCTAAAAGCTTAGAATTTATTTCATGCGGATTATGAGACTGCACCTCAATATAAAAGTCTTTTCCAAAAGTGTTACTAAAATCTTTGAGTATAAGCTTGGCTTCTGAAAATTCGCCCTTCTCAATAGCCTTAGAAATAAGTCCGTTAAGGCAACCAGAAAGGACAATAATGCCTTCTGCATATTCTTTTAATACCTCTCTATCAATACGTGGCTTATGATAAAAGCCTTCATTCCAAGCAAGCTCTTGCAAAATATTTATATTCTCAAGGCCTTTTTTATTCTTTGCTAATAAAATAATATGATTGTAAGCTTGAATAGACTTATCTGTTTTAGAGGAGCGATCAAACCTATCTGTCGGGGATATATACGCTTCTACTCCAAGGATGGGTTTGATGCCCTGCTCCTTACACGCAATCTGCATTTCACGGTGCGAAGATAATGTTCCGTGATCTGTTATTGCCAATGCTGTTTGGCCAGCATCTTTCGCTGCTTTTACAAGTTCGGCAGGAGAGTTAAGACCATCCATTAATGAATAGTAAGAATGCACATGTAAATGTGTGAATGACATTAACTCTCCGCCTTTAACTTTATATTACCAGTCTACGCTGCTAGATGAAGCAGAAGACTCTTCTGTATTACCATTTTCTCCCATATAAAAAGCTTCTTGCTCTGCATATGGAACATGACGAACTGCAGTCTTTTCAAGATCATACAATTCTAGTCCTGAAAAATCAAATGGAGCTTCGTCTTTTCCTAATGGAATAATTGTATAACTTGTATCTGTTTTTGAACCGTTACGCTTGATTCTCCACATTAGGTTTGTGATGCTTCCCATTTCACCAGCGTATTCAATTAGGGTAGGAGTAATTGTTTTACCGCTTGTTCCTTGTGAAAGAATTGCTACGTATGGCTCCTCTTTACCATCGTCCACCAAGACGTTGATGTAGAGGCGTGTTCTGGCTTTCCAGCCAGCCTTTGGATCCTTACGGTGTTGTTCGTTTGCCCAATCACGGCCCTCAGTCTCCATTGTATCTAGAGCCTTACGACGGTAGTCCTTTGGGTTTGTGTGCTCTAATGCAATAAATCCGCATCCAAGCTTGTCATTATATGTTGGTGAGTCTGGATCAAGTTCCTGTAGGAATCTGATCTTTACGCTTTCGCCGTCTTCAATCTTTAGCCAACGACCCTTGTTCTCATCGCCACCGCTATAGGTAGGCTTATCTAGTGCCTTGTTGAGGTCTTTTAGACCCTTTACTATACTCATTTATATCTCCTTTATAGTTGATGGTATAAATCCATCTGTATTTTTTATTATATCACGAGTTCCAAGATCTGTATTCTATGTCGGATACAGAATTTTTAATGCAGGTTTTTATTTCCTCATCGGTCATGTCGCCAACATCTTTTGCATCATGAGGATATATCTTACCATATTCGTACGAAGCCCACAAGAGGTCTTTGAACCTTAATTTATTTACTATGCTTTTGCCTAATTCTCTACCAGCTTGGTCAGCATCAGTCATAACAGTTATTTTATTAAAGTGTCTATTTAAAAGATTTTGCTGCTCTGTGGAAAGAAAACCACCAAGTGTAGCAACTACATTTGGAAATCCAGCCTGATGCACACGGATTGCATCAAAGCTAGACTCCACAACTATAACATGGTTACCAATTTTTTTAGCACGATGAATATTAAATAATGTTTTGCTCTTTGGCAAATTGGTGCTATTTTTAAAAGACTTACCTTCAATTGATCTGCCAACAATTCCTATTGGCATTCCGTCTGGGCTGTGAACTGGAACTGTAACCATTCCCATATTCTTAGAGTATCCTAAATCAAAGTGTCTCATAGACTCTTCTTCGATACCTCTAGATTTAAAATAAGACTTTCCTTCTTCTGTAGATAACAATTCTTTACTTAGTTTATTTAATATGTCTAAAGAAAATTCTTCAAATACTGGTTTTTCTTCCATGGCATCTGAAAGCAATGAGTCAAAGTTCTCTAGTGACTCAGCCTCTTTTGTTGCAATAAACCTCATTGCTTCAAACTCGTTCTTGTTCATAACACGCTTTACAAGCTCCTGTAAAGTTCCAGCCTCACCGCATGAAGGATTAAAGCATATAAATGCCCCCTTTTCACGACTTACGCTAAAACTAGATGTATGCCTATTGGAATGAAATGGGCAGTAGCATAGAAAGTCATTACCAGTCTCACCAACAATTTCAAGTCCTATAGATTTTAGGATCGACTTGATGTGCGTTGGCGTGTAGTGCGTGGTATCGACTTCCCTTGTGTTATACCCTCTAATTGCCATGCTTTCTTCTTTCCCACATAAACACCATGAATGCTCATCAAGAACTTCCATGTCTCGCCCGTAAATTCTACCGAAAAAGCTGGGTCTATGTCAAGTACTCTGACGTAGCCTTTACCTCTCATGTCCTGAACCAGTAAATTCTCATACTGTGGTCTCAAACTAATTAACTGAGCATTATCTTGAAACTCTACATCGATTTGAAATCTTTTAATTTTTCGATGCGTCATTAGCAAACGGATTCTCATAAATCTCTTTGATGATACCCCTGTTGATATCCCAATCTAAGAACACATTAAAATCCTGACCATGACGATTCTTTCTACTAACAACTTCAATCATATTAGTATCTGTATACTTATGAATTGCAATTGCCATATCTGCATCATATTCAATTGCTTTTGACCAAGCAACCTGAGACAGCATGGGCGGAGCATCCTGATCGGTAATGTCATCCATTGTTGCTGCAGTAATATCAATCACTGGAATGTTATTTGTCATGGCTAGCATTTTAAATTCACGAGACACATTCATGTTGCGCTCAGTTGCGCCAGAGCTTCTCTTATTATCTGAAAATAGCTGATGATAATCAAGGATTACTAGGTCTGGTTTATGCTGATCTATCTTTGCCTGAACAGTATTAGCGTTAACTTCACCCATACCTTCGTTAGATACTAGAATGAATCCATTTTTGTTTTCAAATCTTTTCTGACCCCATGACCTAAAGGTATCAACGTTAACATCGCCTCTTGCGAAGTCCGAGGCACGAAATAGACCAGAGCCCATCATTGTGTAAATACGGTCACGCATATTCTCTGGTGACATTTCAAGAGATACAATCATGGGCTTAAACCCTTGCTCCCAGGCCTTACAAGCAAGATACGATGTGAACCATGTTTTACCACGTCCTGGCCAACCAATAGCCACAATAAGGTGTCCAGGTGCCATTCCTGTAGGATATGCCTTATCGATAGCGTCGAAGCCTGTTAGAATTCCTGGAGCGCCACCCATAATATTAGAACGCTCTTTAACGGCCAAGAAATGCTTTTCCGCTAATTCGATATCAGTAATATCTACGTCACGTACGTTATTGGTAAACTTTGAAAGCTGTGAAAGCTTTGCCTGCAAGTCACCCAATACTCTAGAAGCTGCATCTTCTCTTAGAGCAGATCCACTTTGCAGAATAATATTCTTTAGTCTTCCAGTTAGATATTCATTCTTAAGTTTATCTAAATAATAACCAGTCTCACCCTTTGTTTCAACTGGATCAAAATCTTTAAATCTTTCCATAAGGATTCCAACTTCTGGAACTGCCTTAAACTTATAATAATAAGACTTTAATGAATCCCAAATATCTTTGTGAGATGTGAATATTTCATCAACATTGTCTGCAAGGAGTGTGCTAATATCCTTATTCTTGCATACTGCTGAGATTAATTCTGCTTCTGTATTCACTCGTTCCCGCCTTCAACTAATTCTTTCGTTGCTTTAAGTAGCAATCGACGATGCTTCTCATCTTTTTCACGTTCTGTTTTTGCGTAATCCATTTTATCAAAGTTATAGAAAAAAAAGTTAAGTGGATGACCAGACTTCGTTGTCTTAAAATAATATACCAAAAGATCCCTGGCTTTGTCAAAACCTACGCTGTCAATAACATCCTGCATAGCCCATTTCTCACGAAATTTATTTATGCGTGGTTTTCTTCCATACTTTTCGTTATAAAGATTTTCGTATAGACCAATTAAAACATATGGCTCTTTCTCACTTGCCACGTTTTAATTCCTCTTCAACCTCACGAGTTTTCTCAATTAGCTTACTCTCAACAAAAGCATATACTCTTTCAGTAGCAGCATCAACATTCTCTCCACTACGAACATCATCTTCCACGCCAATACCGATCTTAATACTTTCGTAGTTTCCTAAATTGCGTGTGAACGATAGGTCCACCTTTACTCTTGTTTCTGACATTATTCCGCCTTCCATACAGGTACAAATTTTCCATCTTCTGTCTTAGTATACAATATTAAATTGTGTTTGAGAATAGCCTGCAATTCTGATCTTGATGGCAAATCTCTAATATGTCCAGCATCAATAATAAATTGATGAATGTCCAAAATGTCCGATTCGCTCAACATATATTTAGACCAGGTGCTGTCTGGATTACTAATTGGATATACTTTTTGTGGCTGTTTTATTTTACCCTGTAAAATATATTCTTCAATTGTTACCCTATGCCTGCCTAATATCTTACTAGCCTCTACAACACTATATGCTCGCTCCATGCCCTTGTCTACCTGAGAATAAGAATACATTAATCTTTTTTTGTCGGGATAGCACCATGCTATAACTTCGTCTTTAGCTCTAGATAGCTTTAGTACTTTATGTACCTTACCATTTAAGAAGAAATAGACGAATTTTTTGCGTAGTCGCTGTCTGTTTTCTCTAGCCATTTACCGAATGCATTCGTTTCTTTATTGATCATCCAACGCTTTCCGCATAGGATGCAAAACAATTCTGTGTGTAGTTTTTGAGAGAATACTCTATCAATAAAGACTCTTCCGTTACACCTTCCACATTTCATCATATCGAGAATGTCTTCCCATCTACAACGCAAGAGTAGTCTGGAGCAATATGAATCATCTGAATATGTGGATAGTCATTTACAATATGTGCAATAGCAAATCCCTTTTGCCAATCATGATGCTGAGTATACTTCATTCCTGGACCCTTTTCATCACACATGTGTCCTATCTCATAACCACGAAGAGTTTCTCCTTCGCCACCGTTTCTAAGTTCATATGTTACCATATGGGAAGCAATTCTGTGTGAGTGGCCTCTAATAAGTGATACCTGTAGGTCTTCCATATCCTTACGAACAGATCCCGTTGCTGCAATAGAAATTCCGTGATGTACGTGAACATCTCCAAATCGGCGTTTAGGCAATGAGTCATAATAAATATACTCGTAACCCAATGAATCTAAAGACCATAGCGACTCTGGAGTAACATCCTTTGCATAATCTGGAAGCTTTTTATCTATGTAATCAAAGATTCGTATATCGTGGTTTCCTAATGCTGAAAATAATTGTGCATCTGGAAGCATCTCACGAGTCTTTGCATAAAAATCTCTCGCACCTTTTGCCTCATGACGCATCATTGGAACAATTAAATCACGACTGTCATCTTTATGAAGTTGAAGAAATTCTGCAGATCTTCCTTCCGTATATTTGCTATAGCAAGCTTGGTCGTCAGTATCACCTAGATAATCTACCACATCTGGCTTAAACCACTTCATAACTTTAAACCATAGCGCAATCATCTTATCATCTTGATAAGGGAATTGCTGATCGGATGACAACATCCATTTTAAATCGTTTGTCATTTAACTTCCCTGCGTAAAAAAGGGTCACGGAGTCGTGACCTTGATATTATCTAAATTGTAGCATATAGAATTAGATTGTCAATAGATTAATTTTGATTTTGTACTGCTATAAAAAACAATGTTATGGTTTTAGGATCTCCAGCACCCCATATTTGTGCCTCTGCACCAGTCTGTGTAACAGATCCACTAATTATAGATGGTTCATTTATATCCGCAAGTCCATCCTTAGAAATAGCTGTTAGTGTTATTGCGGAAGGCTTGCCAGAAAATTTAGCACCTGAATAATCAATATTGAATGTAGAACGAATACCCTTAATTACTTTTTGAGAAGACGTTTTTCCTCCAAAAAATGTAGGGGTTGTGATATCTCCTGCACTCCTATCTGTAAGATCGCCAACATTAATGTTTGAACCAGCACTAACTTTTGCTCCAGCCAATGCAGTAGCCTTAGCAACATCTGTTTTTAATTTTTGTAATAGTGTTGCATCTATTGGATCTCCATCGTTAAATGTGTCGCTCATTATATACTTTCTCCTAAATCATGTGCTGAAATTTCTTTTTCTGAAACCTCAATCATTTTTGACCTATCTAAACCATACTTATTAAAAGAATCTGGGTCAACAATGTGTCTTAGTTTATTTTGTGACAATAAATACATTTTACCATCAGCAACATTCTTGATCAAGGTACCGTCTCTGAAGCCTAGCTTACCAGCCAATTTAATTCCCGATAATGCCGCCTCAGTTGCTAATACCGTAGTAAAACACCAAGACTGGGCGGCCCTATCTGAAATTAGCCTGTACCTTTTACCGTCTTTAATCCAATAGGTATCTTTATCTGTTTTAACAGCAATACCTGAAGGGAAATTAGTCGGTAAGGTTATTAAGTTTTTCTGAATAGGCTTCTGCCGCTTCAACTTTAGCATCCGCTTCTCTTTCTTTATTATTCAACTGCTCCATAGCATTTGTATAGTCTGCACGTAAAATTGCAATTTGAGTTTCGTAATTAGAAACAATTTCGCCGATTCTTTGCTGTAATGCTGTTATTACTAACTGAGCCTTATCTGCCATTTATTTACTCTTCTGTTTCAGGTGTCAAAGAATCTCTTTCAGTGACAAGTACGGATCTTCTAGCGTTAGCAGAAGTAATTCTTCCACTAACAGACGAGATCTGTATTGGATCTGGGGTATCAAGTGCTTGAGCTTCCATCAAATCTAGCTGTAGTCCATAAATGCTATAATCTATAGACTTGATATGCTGATTAACAATACTCAACTTTTCTTCATTTGTTAATTCAATAGTCATAATCTACCTCCTTTCATAATTATATCATTTAACCTTGATTAGTCAAGGCTTCCCTTTCTTGCAGCATAAGTGATCTTTTAAGGTAAAAGTCATTCAAAACTTCTATCCTGGGCCTTTTACCCTCAACGTCATCGTTTGGATTACTAGCAATATCACGCTCAAGAATTTCTATATGGATATTCATATTATCAATTCTATTATTAATAATATCAATTTTTTCTTCTAAAGTTATGCCCATGGGGATGTAGCCGTTCCAGATGTGCCAAACGAGTTGCTTGCAAATACTGTAAAGTATGCCCAAAGTCCGTTTGCGCTTGACATTGATCTTGTAAAAGATGTTCCAGTTGTATTTCCGCTTGCCGTTGCAGTAATTGCTCCTCCATTAGAAGAAGACTGGTATAGTGTCCAGAAATATGTAATCGTCGCCGTACCACTTGACGCAGACCAAGATCCAGTCCATGATGGTCCAGATGAATATGAATTACTCAATCCAGTTGGAGTTGAAGGAGCTGTTCCCGTTACAGCCGCCTGAGTAGTGATTGTGTTTGAAGACTGAACAGTTCCAGATGTTCCAGCGCTATTGCTTGCTGTTGCAAATGCTCTAAATACGTTAACTGGAGAAACTGCATCTCCAGATGTAATGGAATACGAGGCCGATGTTCCACCACCGCTTGAAGCAACACGAGAGCTTCCAGAAGTAGGAGTATTTGGAGACAATGCTGTTGTTATATACACGTCATATGATGTAGGGGAACCGCTCCAACCGCTTGTAGATGCAGTTATTATACTTCCAACAGTATTTCCTCCATTTAGCGTTACCGATCCACCAGATGGAATACTTACTAAGGCCAGCCTTGTTCCAGAATTAGGACCACCCCAATCAGACTTTGTTCCTGTTGGATTTCCAGAACGAAACGCCTGGACATAATAGTCTCTTGTTACTCCAGCACCAATGGCCGTATCAAGATAGGATGTTCCAGTAATTAAAGTAGGATTATTTGGTCCACCAAAATCTGGACTAGAGTCGTAACCTGGAGCTCCTCCATACCAGACTCCATAATATGCAGCACCGCTAACTGCATTCCATGTAACGTTTACCCCGTCAGTTCTAGTATCTGATGCATTAACTCCAGTAGGTGTTGCAAGTTTTGCTAGCGCTTCAAGCCTTGTTCCAGAATCTCCAGCAGACCAGTCTGATTTTAAAAATGTAGTAGAACCTGTTGAAGGAAAAGCCTGAACGTAATATGTTCTTGATCCTACTGGAGCTGCAGTATCTAAAAATGGTGAAGACGTAATAGATACCCCGCCATTATTATTTGGTCCACCAAAATCTGGGCTACTATCATAACTGGGGGCTCCTCCCCACCAGACTCCATATGTTGCAGCATTTGAAACATTTGTCCAAGAGACTTGAATTCCGTCAGTTCTAGTATCTGATGCAGAAACATTTGTTGGGGTAGTAAGTTTTGTTGCTGCTGCAGCAACAGTTACGGTTGAAGATGCTGTTGTAAGAGTGGTTCCAACGCCGTTATTTGCAGTTATTTGACACCTTAAAGAAGCCCCATATAAAGAAACATAATTTGATGGTGGTGTATAAGTTGAAGATGTAGCTCCAGATATTGCAACCCATCCAATTGTAGCACTTTCAAAAAATTGCCATTGATATGATATATTTGCAGTAGGAGCTGAGCTTACTGAAGGATTTGCTGTAAATTGTGTAGTTCCTGCAGTTCCAGATGATGGAGAAACGCTAACGCTTCCAGTTGGTTGGGCAAACGTATAGGATGCTGCCCCTGTTGTTGGCCCATAATTACTATATGTTCCACCAGTAGCTGTTCCTCCTGTAATTGTGTTTCCTAAATTTTCTGAAGAAGATCTAATATAAAAATAATAGGTAATTCCATTTGCAAAACTAAAGTCTTCTGTTACTGTGCTTGTTGTAGATGCTGCGTCATAATTTGTAGTTGATGGGGCTGTAGATCCAGACTGCCAATACATTTGATAGTATGGTCCGCTTCCACCAGAAGAAGAAACTATAACTCTAGTTTCAGTATCTGTTAATCTGTTTACAGATACTATTGATGTACTTGTAGGAGGAGCAAGATTTGCCCCCATAGTAATAACTCTAGATCTAGTACTTCTTGATGGATCTCCTTGAGGCTCCCATTTTAATGTAGCTATATAGGTTCCTGAATTAGAATATGTTTTAGTTATTCCTGAAAAACTTGGATTGCTTGTTCCAGTTGAAAAAAATTGCCAACCGCTATTTGTTCCATCACCATAATCTATAAGGTATCTTCTTGGAAAAGAAGAATATGTAGATGTTGGATATCCTACTGTTGTTCCAGAAAATGTTACAGAAGATCCAAAAGTTGGTGTTGTTGTGCTTACATTCAATGTCATTGCTGAAGACGGATGAACATTAACCATGGCTGGAACATCTAGCCCCTGCATATATACAGTATCTGCACCCAAAGATGCGATTCCAGTAAAATAAGAAGCTGATGCATTTGTTGAAGTTGAAGATGCTCGTGCACTTACTCTAAATTCAAATTGCCATCTGGCTTGTCCACCAGAATATGTTGGAGTTCCAATATTATAAATAGTAGTTGGCTCAATATATATTCTCCATGTTACAGTTGCTGTAGTTCCATTTAATGAAACAGATGATGGGCCAAGGTCAGTCGGCCATGAAGTGCTTCCTATTATGTTAGCCGTATTAAACTCATATGTATTTCCATTTACCCAGTTATACATTCTAGGCTCTAATAAATAATAGGTAGATGACAATGCATCTGATACAGTTGCAGTAAAGTTTAACCAACCATCTGACATAATTCTAGGAGGAGATTGATTATCAACAACGCCATTACCGTTATCATCTGTAACTGTAAGGCTTGTTATTGATGGTTTGTCTCCTGTAGAAACAAAAGCAGAAACGAATCCTCCATAGTGATCAGTGTATGAATTAATTAAAACAACTTGAGCTATTATATATTGGCCTGCTGGAATACCGCCGATCTCTGAGTGATAATCATTCCCACTTACTGTTGTCCCTTGACCGTCATATTCTTCATACTGCCCGCCACTTCTAGTAGTTGAAAGTCCAGATATATCTTGTATATATGTAGTTTTTATTTCTGTTCCGCCAGGAGTCTTAGATGTATTTCTCCACCACCTAATATAAGACCTAGAAAGATCTGCTGACTTCCACCAAGTGTCGCTGAATGAAAAGCTTAAAGAAAAAAATGGATTTGATGTTGAGTAATCTTGCGATAAAGACGGCGAGTTTGCGCTAAATGTTGGAGCCTGCTTTATGATTTTAATTGCTGGAGAATATAAAGTAGTTCCTGGAGGAAATGGAGACCATACGTTAGAGGCAACAAGCTCGTAAAACAACCACCATCCATCAGCCATAAATCTTTTAAAACCAATATTTGTCTCAGAGTTGCTGGTTAAGTTATAAACATCTGTTGTCTCTAGCTGATATCTAGTCGTATTTCCAGTATTGTCTTCAGATATTTTCATTCTTCTTGAATTTACAGTAATCGGTGTTGCGCCAGTAATAGTTCCATCATTACCATATAACACTGTATTTATATATTCTGGACTGCTTGCCCTTGGACCATTGTATCCAGTAAGCCTTATATCAATTGGATCTGTTAAGCTTGATGCTGGAGCATCTCCAGGCCACATTTGAACCCAACCAGCAACTGTCTTTGCAAATAATCTTGTGGCAGACTTCCAACCGTCACTTGCTTTAACCCATACCTTTTTGGCATTTGTTGACCAAGTGCTGCTTCCTATCTTAGCGTATATTGGCATCTATATTCCTAGTATGTAATAAAAACGTCGCCTACATGCCCCGTTGTTGCGGCAGGTGTACTTGTTGTTTGTTTAATGTAAATGTTTCTAATATATGCTCCAGCAGTTCCGCCTGGATATAAAAGTGGAGCACCTTTTCTCAAACGCATTCTAGCATCTACAGTTATATATGGAGTGCTATGATTCTGTACGTTTGCAGAAGAAGATGTTGCGGGATTTCCAAGATAGAGTCCAGTTGTAAAATTTAACGCAGATCTAGTTGAATCAAACATTGCAGACTGAGTTCCTCCAGATAAAATTTCAGTATAGCTAGACCCCTCTATTCTCATTATACTGTTTGATGATATTTTGCCGTTTTGTAATGTTAGTATCGGATTGAATGTAGTATTTCCAACGTAACTAGTAGATCCATCTTGGTTTGTATCATTTGATTCAGATAGTGAGCTATCGCTTGTGCTAGGTAAACCAGAAGATGTAATTGCAGCAGTTACTGTGACCGTAGCTCCAGTAATTGTTCCCGCAGTAATTGTTGGGGTGTCAATTGAAATTCCAGCAGATAATGTTCCCTTAAAGCTTGCCGTTCCAGTTGATCCATTTAGGTAAAATTGAGGAGAAATTATAGAGCCATTTGATAGATCAATTAAAGTTCCTGCTCCTGAAAATGGAAGCTGTGCAACTGTTCCAACTACATGATTCGATGATTTAATTTGCCCAGTAGTTATTTTACCACCATCGATAGTAGTTACGTTGCTCATATCTTTTTTAGCTAACGTATCTAGTGTTGCATCAGATGCATATCCAGTAATAACAGCTGATTTCATGACAACTGTTCCGTCTGCCCTTACATAGAAATTAGCATTTGTATCTCTTGCTCCACCAGCCCAAAATACAATGTCGGTTGCAGCATTAGTATTTGGAGTAGCTATACCAGCTGTATACGTTGGACTTGAAACTCTTATTTGAGCATTTGAAGAATCAATAGTTACTGTTCCACTGCCAGAAGTTTTGTTAATTGTGCTTGACGTTACATCCCATCCACCAATATTTGCGCTAGCAGTTGTTAATCGGCCAGTAGTTGCATCTATTGTTGTAATTCCAGAAACAGATGATGAGCTAAAGGTAAGCCCAGAAGAATTTAATATATATCCAGCACCAGATAAAGATCCACCAGTGTCTCCAGTAGCTGTAACAGTATTGCCAGTTAGTGTTCCACTATATAAAGAAGCACCACTTGCTATATTAACGTTTCCACTAAATGATCCCTTTTTAGCCCTTAGATCTCCATCTATGACAAAGGATGCACCATTCCACTCAATGTAATTTGTTGTTGCTCCGCCGACTTTTAATGATGCAGATTGATTAGAATCTATATACCAATAGTTATTTGGATTAAATACAAGTCCTCTTTTGCCTGTATCTACTCCGTATCCAAATTTAAATGCTGTGCTATCTAAATCTGTAGGATTTGCTTTTGCCTTAAAGTATCCAGTAACATCTACTGTACTTGCAATATACGGTGTTCCGCCTACAGTAACATTAGAACCAGCAACATAATTAGAAGAGGTATTGTTATACTCGTCATATGTGGCAACGGCTACTTCATATACTAGTCCAGCACCTAAGCCTGTTAATTTATATGATGTTCCAGAACCAGGTGAGTCTGCATAAGAGTATACTGAAGAGGTTGTTGCCTTATATCTAATTCTGTATCCACGAATTCCGCCAGTTGTTACGGCAGGCCAAGATATATCTGCGTATCCATTAAAGCCTACTGTTCCACTGGTATCTAATCCACCTGAAGTTGTTACGGAGTCAACATCTGGTGGCCCATCATTATCAACAACTACAGGACTTGTTGGGGTAACGGCTACGGCTGCTCCATATACTCCATAGCTTCCAATATTGTCAGAAAATCTTGCTCTAACCCATCGTTTATTTGTATTTGGAACAATAACAACTGCTGGATTGCTTGATCCAGAAAATATTTTTGTAAATCCAGTTGTAGGTGCTGTAGAACTAGAAGATTCAACTTCTTCAATTTCAATTGTATTAAATGTTGCATCCGCTGGACTTGTATATGAAACGCTATACCCATTACTAATTGGAGTTGCTACAATTGTAGCTGCTGGCAGTGCGTTAACATAAGATACTGCAGAAAACGTAACTTCAGATCCTTCATTGCCATATATATTAACAGTTTTTACTGATCCACTAAATGATGTTTGAGGAACTCCAAATGCTGCTCTATTTTGAGATAGGCTAAGCGTAAATGATTGAGATGAAGTTCCTGGAACTGCGGCTAAGTCAAATACTTTTGAGGTTCCACCAGCAGTAAGTGTAACTTTATAATAGCTAAAAAATTCTTCTGCGGGGTTGTGATTAAAAGCAACACTGAAGTTTGTACCAACCCATGAACCAGTGACTGTAGTTGGCAGTGTATTTGGAATTAATTTAGGAGTTTCAAATTGTGCTGTACTAAAATCGGATTCAGATCCGTCTATCGAAACTACTGTTAACTTCACGCTATGCGCTCTTGGTGGCACAGCAACTCTTATGGTTCCAGCAGACTTTAAAAATCCAACAAGTCTGTAGGGTGAACCAATTATGGTCTCATCTTTTATATATACATTTACTCTGTCGAATGCCTTAGTGTATGCTTGACCATTTGCATCTTGGCCATTCCATGTAATAATTAATTGTCCATTAAAATAACTTAAATCTGTATTTAAAAATTTAGGAACAGTTAATGCTGGAATATCAGCTGTTGTTAAAGATAGTCCATCTGACCATGGGCCAACAGTTCCATCTGGATATTTCCATTGAAAATTAAAAGAATAAGGAGAGTCAATTTTTAAATTAACAACTGGTATTGTAAAATAGTCTTGACCAGTTTTTACCTTATTATCTTTATTTAGATCATCAGGATAGTTGGCACCACTACCGTACCACTTTTCCCAATTAGCTGCGTCTAATGCTCCCATTTAAAAATCCAACTGTAATTTATATTCTATATCTACTGGTCTACCAGGTTTTTTAATTAATGGGGTTGATAAAATAGATCTACTAATTAGCCCATAGCCTGGATCAAATGTGTCTTCATCGTTTATTCTAATGGCATCAAAATAGACTGTTGTGGCGCCGCCAGTTGCTGTTGTTGCAACTCCAATTTTTATTATTGATGACGGGTCTGGTAAATTTGGAGAAGCTGTATAGTTTGAAAAAAGATTGCTTAGAGACAGGGTTTGAATCTTATCTCCTGTTCCAGATTGTGGTGTAAAGTCTACATAGTAATACGCTAAATCAGAACTATAAAACTTTACTCTAATCTTAGAAACATTATTATCCGCTTTTTTATACGCAATAGATATTGTGTCATTTATGCTATATCCAGATATATCATCCGATATAAGTGTATTAATATATTCTTTTGTTTGCCCAGATGCAACATCTACCCGTATCATGCTATCACTTACCTTTGACAAAAAGGTATACGCTCCATTAGAATCTTGAGTATTTGCCTGAGAAGTAGGATTAACTGATCCATCAAACCAGTTAAACTCATTTGTAAATGATGTTATAAACTTACTGTCAAAGTTATTGAAAGACTGTCTACCACCAGGGTACAGACCTATTTCAGAAATAACACCAGATATGTCTTGTGGAATTGTTGATTTGTATGTCACAAAGTAATTAAATACTGGGTCTCCGTCTATATCTACCCCGCTTTGCAAAATATTAAAACTTGATAACTCTACTGGTATTCTATAAAATTCAAATTCTAGCCTTGTATCATTTCCCTTTAAATTGGGAGCAGTAGAACCAATACCAAATGCTAGCTCCTTATTTAAAAACGACTCGCTGCCAGCTAAATAGCTTGTTAAAAATCTTTTACCAAACTTAGTTATCATTTTTTCTCCACTCTGACATTCACTGCCATTAATTCTTTACCACTACTATTCTTAACCTTAAAGACTACTTTTGCAGTAGGATTATTTGCTGAATCAAAAACTACTTCGTTTGAGACTATCTCAATATCAGAAAGGCTTGGTCTAGTATTTTTTTGTTTAGTTCCCTCATCACCAGTATCATCATCATCTGATCCCGTTTCTTCTTCTGGATCTCCTCTTAAATCATCATCTAAATCATCGCTACCTAGCTTGCCTAGCCTTTGTGCTGCTGCATATTGAGGTAGCTCATAGGCTAAATAATTTGAATTTGTATAAAAATCTAGCTCTGACCCAGCTACTGTAACCAGGGCAGCACTATTTGGCTGACTGCTTGCGGAAGGCTTTTTCTTATCTGATGATGCCATTTTTTCATTATACCATTTATGAACTATAAATAGATCTAGTTGTTATTTTGGTACTTAGCCCCCCGTCAAATGAATTATTAATGCTAGATACTATAAACTTTTGTGTTCCATCTAGACTATTAGATGGGTAGTTAATTGTAACAATATCTCCTACAGAAATCAAGGGGTTTGAGAAAATTTCTAGCTCACATACAGATTGTTTTTTTGACCACTGTGCCTTAATCCAATCAGAGAGGCTTTTAGCATCAGATTCTTTTTGAATCCAGACAGACTCAAATGTTACCTGCTCTGGGACTGTAAACTCATTTATTGTTTTATCTAAGTATTCATTTTGACCAGACTGAACTAGTGTATTACCAATTACACTAAATGAGGCAAATCTAGAATCGTCTAAGGGAATAAATGTTCCAGCATTATTTAAAACATATACTTCTGCTCCGAAGGAATTGAGCCTATATCCAATCATCTCTACGAATTGATTTAATCCTAGGCTGGTAATTATTGGAAAAGCTGGCCTAGAGTCATATTTAATATTTACTTTTAGCAGCTCTCTAGCAACCGTTCCAAATTCGTCAATGGCTCCTCCAGGGATTCCACTGTTTTCAAATCCACTGGATAGTTTATCTCCATATAAAAAGTCTAAAGTTGTTGATCCAAATCTTCCAGAATACTGACTTCCAATGATTCCATCTTTATATTGATCTTCGTTTAGAGGAATAGAATATACATAATCAAAAAATGTTGAGTTAGCATTTGAAAATAATGCAATATTATTTGTTGGAGAAATTGTATCTGTTGCATCAACTGCTGTTATTCTAAAGTTATTAATAAAAACGTCTATCGCAACAACAGAACTTTCAATTTTTATACGCATATCTACCTTATAAGAAATTCCTTGCGCTAAATATGCTAATGATTTATTGCTACCTTTTTCCTGACTATCTTGTAAAGGAGTAATAACTCCATTTTTAACTTTAAAAATTGATAATGGCCTATCTGATCCGCTATCTGCCAGATTGCTAGTTGTTTCTAGTTTAATATAGTAGCCATCTAATCCATTTGGACTTGTAAAAAATCCAATTCCGCCAGATGCCCTAGTATTATCTTTAGTTCCTTTAAAAAATAATCCAGTGCCAAAATTATAGTAGTTTCCAGAATTAGCTATTCCCATATTTTTTACACAAACAGAGTACTTATTTTTTTGGCTAGGATCTCCGCTAGATGTTATTTGAAATAAAGATTTTTGAACAAGCTTCGTTCCAACCTTTTCTTCTTCAGCTGTTGGAGGAACAGACAGTATATCTGGAACTGCGGCAGGTTCATGAGAAACACTTGATGGAGTACTTGTACCTTGTAAATTTTCAGAGCTAGCCCTAAAGGTATTCTCAAATCCATTCCAGCCAGTTACGGAACCAGTCCTTGCATGAGCAGCTGCGCTTGTTCCAAATGCTCCTCTAGATTTTATTCGAATTCTTCCAGTTTGCCCAATTGCTAGATTAGCTGGCAACGAGGTAGTTATATCATTAGCAATTTTTTGCAAATCTGAGAACTGGGTGATCCAAATATTTGTTCTAGTTAATTGTTGATTTACATATTGATACTCAATTGCATCATACTCTATTATTTCAGAATCTATTACCAAATAACCAGCATAGTTATATATAATTTGTTTAACGTCTTGATTAACTGTTATTGGCACTAAGCTAATTGTTGTTCCAGCACCACCGCCGTTGGTACTAGACGGGATATCTGTTACCAAAGAGTATGCGCCTAAATACGCTGATCCAGATTTCCACAATGGCTGTCCATCTCCAATGAGCTGGCTAGATGTTACTGGACTCCATAAAACTTTTACTTGGTTAACTGCTGGAAGGTCTCTTTTTTGAAAAGAAATTATATTAGGAAGAATATTTCCATCTTTTGAATACTTAAAATTCCAATGAGCTGTTGATTGAGAGAATAGGTAGTCTCTTGTGTAAAACTGTAAAATATTATTTTCATCGAATGTTGCAACCATTTGAGAGTCTCTACATAGCTCTTGGATTGCATTCCATACACTTTCTCCATCATCTGTCCACCAGTAAAAGGGACTTATAATAGAGGTATCTGTAATTGCTCCAGTAAGAATATTAGTTTTATAGTTTATATTATAATTTGTAAATCCAACATTGTCTAAAAGCCTTCTAATAATTCCTACTGTAGTAGAATCTTTTGAAACCATTCCAGGGCAAGATATGTCTTGCAAGTACTTTGCCCCGTCTAGTGCGTCTAAAGAAATATCTCCAAACTCTGATGTGCTCCAGTTATCAATATAAAAAGCTCCCTGCTTGACTCTCTCGTGCTGTCCATTTGAATCTGTATATGGGGCTCCCGAATAATAAACTTTTATATATGGCTTTAGTTCTGCTGACTTATACATATATAATTTAGAAGAGTCAAATGCCGTGCCCTTTTCATATGTAATAATTTTTCTAGAAGATTCATATGAAACTAAATCCATAGATAAAGAGTTAGCAGAAACTTTTCCCACTGGCAAAATGTCGTCTGCGCTGGTAGAAGATTCTTGATTTATAGAAAATCCAACTATATGATCTGTTAAATCAGCTACCCATCTAGGGGAAATCTCAATTACTGCAACATGAGAACCGCTAATTTCAGGGGCCGTCCTAATAGGCGTATTAACACCTGATGTTACTAGCTTTAATCCTGTTATAGATACTGGTGTTGCAATTGCTGTAGGCTCTGTAGTTACCCATGCCGTGCCATTATAATAAAGAGTTAGTGTTCCAGCGTCATAGTTTTTTATTCCATTAGTTGTAAAGGGTTTTATAGCAGCACTTGTGCCTGTTGCAAGAACTATATCTCCTTGTTTATACACAGTCCATGTTGCAGGAATAGAGTGAGATATTTCAAATCTAACAACAATTTTATTTGTTAAAACCGCTTGCGGGTATGATATTGCTATATTTGCTCCAACACCTTTTTGAGATACCCAATACTTATAATAGGTTTCTGTTCCAGGATAATAAGTTCTAAAATTTAATGGGTATTCTATCTTTTTAGGATCTTTCCAAGTATTTAAAGATACGTCTCCAAATATTCCATACTTGACTCCAGCCCCTAAAGGTCTAAATGGCTTAACCACAGAAGATGCTGGAAAAAGTTTTTGATAAGGCTTAGCCCCATCTGATCTAACATAATCTGTTCCAGTGACAGAAATATTATCCACCATTGAATTCATATTGTATTCGATAGTACAGCCCACATTAGTTTGGATTGTGGTATTTTCTTCTAGTAAAGTTTTAACCGTTGGAGATGAAATCATTATACTTCTTCCAGTTCAATAGAAACATTCCAGTGTGGCTGTAGACCACGTTTTACAACTGAAAAATTACAGCCTCCAAATACTACGGTATATAATTCTGATGATGTATTTGCCATAGTTGGCGTATATAAAGCACCAGATGAGGATGTATCTGTTCCGCTCTTTGCCAAGTTAATTCTAATATTAAATTCTTTTTTACCGTCGTCGCTTAAGTAAAAAGATCTTAAATCTTCTGCTCCCCATCCACCATCCACTGTTAAATTTCTATAAGAAGGAAGCATTGTCCATGACATTGAGAATCTTCTTTTATCAGCAATGTGATTTTTTCTTAGTGTTCCATTAGATGTTCTAACTGATCTTTCAATTCTTTCTATAGAAATACTAATATCTGATCTATTATGCTCGGTAATTTTATTCCAAACCTTTACAGCACCTTGCGGTGTGGCAAGAAGATCTTTTGCTTCTACATTTAAAACCGAACCTCTGGGTAAATACATAGACATTATTATGCACCAACCCTTCTACTTATTCCTTCTTTAGCATTAATCAAAGCCATCTCTCGTTTCATTCTGTTTATAACATCATCTGCTGTGACGTTTGTTCCGTTTAGAGCAATCTCTATATTATATACGTTACTGCTATTTGAAGTAGTAGATCCGCCCATTCCGTTATATTTAGTTCCATTAGGAATATTAAAGGCTGTTTCAATATTTGGTTTAATCATTCCTGGATAATCAAACACTACCCCCTCTGTTTTCTTACCATCATTAATTGTATAAGGAATTCCTGGCACAACTCTTCCACCCAAAAATCTTTTTGCCGACATTGACGGTGTTGTTTTTACAGTTCGGTCTCCTGTTGATTCTGCTCCATGTCCAGGACCAAATTTTCTAGTTACCTTATACGGTCTTCCCTGACTATCTGTAAATGTATCACCAGGCATTAACTCATCTCCCTTAATAAGAGCGCTTCTAGCTTGTGGAGTTAATTCTTGAGTATTTGGATCATAAATTTTTGTTACGTCTCCGCCTCCCCTTTTAATGGTTTCTGTCATATTTTTTAAATTATTAGTGTAGTCTCTTCTTTGTCCTTCTTGAACCTTTTCGGCATAAAGAGTTACGTTTTCTGCGTTAATTCCATTTTTTAATGCGTTAGTAATTTCTGAAACAACATCCTTCGCTGGAGTTTTAATTCCTAGCTTTTGGCCAAGATTGTCTAAGGCTTTTATTGCTGCTTCATACTCTGGAGTATTTTTAAAGTTAATGTCTGTCAAATACTTAAACATTGTAGTGTTTAGATTTTGTGTATACTCCTGAAGCTTAGTATTGTAATCGCTTGCCTTGGTTCTAAGATCTGATAAGCTCTCTCCTGCAAGTGCCGCCTTCTTTGCAGCTTTGTCATTCTTGTCTGCTATAGCATCAAGTGCATCCTGAAGAGGCTTAATATCAATTTCTGCCTTAGCGATAATTGCTTCTTCTGCATCTTTACGATTAGCCTCATTCATTAACTGCTCAATTGTCATTTGCTCTTCAGCGTATCCAGACATATTGCCCTGGATCAACATTTGCTGAGCTCTTAGTTGAGCTTTTTGAATTTCTAGCTGAGTATTTTCTGCTTCAGTTGCTTTGCGAATTCCATCAATTTTTTCTTGAGCAGCCTTTTTAATTTCTGCAATTTGTTTTTGCAGTCTAGCTGATTCTTCTTTAGCATTATATTGAGCTTTAACAGACTGGCCTCTTTGTGCCTTTTCAAGTTCTTTAATTCTAGCAGTCATACCAGCATATGATTTATTTGCAGCAGCAACAGCTGGGTTTAGTTGAACTTGAGCCTTCACTATTTCATTTAAAGAAAGCGCAGCGATTGCTGCTTCTCCAGTCATATTCTCAAGATCGGTAGCAGCACCCTGAAGAATTAATCTGTATTTAGCCCATGCACTAGAAAGAGTATCTGTGCTATTTAACATCTCCGCTAATAGAGGATCTGTTTTACCTAGTTCACTAATAACATCTTTTGATAGGTTTGCCTGAGTGCCAAAAGACTTATTAATACTTGCAAGCTTCTGTTCTATTGCACTGCCGACCTGCTCTGCATTAGCTTTTCCTGAATCCCCTAGCTCTTTTTGCTTTCTAATGGTTTCTTCTAGAGTAGCATCCATTGCCATAAATGTGCTGTGCAAAGCCCTGGCTTGCGATTCAGCATCTCCAGTTTTCATTGCTGCTTCAAATGTTTTTACTGTTTGAGCAGAAGCCTGTTCCATATTTTGAATGCTTTGGAAGGCATTAGAGCTAATTGCTGACGCAGCCATATTAGCATTTTCAGACTGCTTAATCATTGTAAATATTTTAGCAGTAGCAACCTCTGCAGAATCTCCAGCTGCCATAAATTGTGCCTTTAACTGAACAGCAACATTGCCAACATCTTTTCTATCTGTTTGATCAAATAGGTCTATGTAACTTCCCATTGTTGACTTTACTTGTTCTTTAAGCTTTTTGTATTGTTCAATTGTCATGTTGATTGGAACGTTAGCCTTTGTCATGCTTTCGTAAATCATCATATTTCTTTCTTTTAATGCCTTAGCATCTTCAATTGCTACCTTTATTTTAGCGTTATAATCTGTATATTTGAATCCTGCTTTTTCTGCAGCAGCAGCATCCATACCGAATGCTTGTCTACCTGTTTCTAAAGCTTTTGCTTTTTCTTTTTGAGCCTTTACAAAAAATCCAATTGCAGCAGTTACTCCAGTAATTGCTATTCCAAGCGGGCTTGTTAGTCTTAGTAAAGTTGTGAAGCCTCTTAATAATGGGCCAAACATTCTGCTTACCCCACCCAGATTTCCTGAGAGCTTTTTAGTTGCATCAGATAAGTTATTTAATGGTCCAATTGGCTTAGTTAAATTACCTTGTGGATCAATTTTTTGCATTTGTCTTCCAACAAAACCTGGACCCTTTTGATCTCCTCTACCACCCATTCCACCAAATCCTATCATACTACTTGCAAGATAGGAGCCCATTGTAATAGCTGACCCAAGTCCTCCGCCTACTGCATTTCCTAGCATCTGTCCGCCAAGACCGACTGCTGAAGCTCCAAGTAGTCCAGCTACCATTCCGCCTCTATTGTAACCCTGAACCATTCCGCCCATATTATACTTTTGTCCATTTGGTGATGGAACCATTCCGCCAGTATTCATGTTTAGTGTGAAATAGTCATCTGCTACGGCAAACGGTGCTATTGAACCAGTTCCAGAACGTCCACCAGAAGATCTATTTGCCTGAGTTCCTCTTACTGTTCCAATTCTTGAAAGATCATCTAATAGATTTGCCCCAGAGCTATTTTTAATATTTTGTAAAAACGGAGATATTGTTTCAAACGCAAACTTTTCAAATGAATCACCTGATCTAGGATCAAATTTCTTAGCACCTCTCTTATATAATCCTTTTATCAATGCTTCATAAGCTGCATCTGTTTTTGAACCAGCAACATAACCAAATGCTTCGGCTGCTTCATCTAAAAATACTGTTGGATGAATTGATTGATTTTCTAAACTTTTTGCAATTGCTATTGGATCTCCTGCAGAGATCATTGACCTATTGGATCCTCTAAACATAGGCATTAATATTCCTGGGGCAAAGTAGTTATCTGTTCCGCCTATAGACCTGTGTGGAGCTACATGTCCTCTATCATAGTTAGCCCATAATGCTTGAATTTCTTCTTTAGGAGCTTTTCTTAATTCTGCTTCAGAATAAGGAACACCGCTCTTATTTAGTATTGGTCTTTTTCTTATTGATCTGACAAGTGAGTCTCTCTGCCCAGAAAGACTTGATCCAGTGCTTGTATCCCAGAACCACCTACGTGCAAAATTTCCAGTCCTTGTGTATAGCCTTGAGACATTTGCCATTAGTCCTGGATTAATTGGACCGTAATTTGATCTTCCAGGAGTTGCTTGCCCACCCAATGTACTATTGTTGATTGCTTCTAGTAATGGCCTATTTTGCTGAGTTGCTTGCTTATTAACAACAAACTCTCCAGGTGTAAGCATTGCTGGAACTGTATCTGTATTTCCAGATCCTGGAACTATATTTCCTCTATTAAATTTTTTAGGAATTGTGGTTTCAACATTGTACCCAGCACCTGATGTTCTTACACCCAATACTCCAGCAATACGATTAATGAAATCTCTTGTTTTACCCTTTTTAAACAACTCTCTCATATTTGATTTTCCAGTAGCATCAACTACTGGTTGATTTAATGTTGGAACCATTGTTGGATTAATTGTTCTGCCCATAGCCAGTGCTTGTGATTGAACAGAAGAAGCAATCATTTGTTCTGTTTGCAAATTAAGAGCTACAATTTTTGCCCTAGCAGCTTCTACAGTCATTTTTCCTGCACGAAGTTCTGCGACAATCATTGCAGATTCTCTTGCTGCATTATCTGTAAGTCTTGAAACAACAGGAAGAATATCATCAAACTGCATCATAAATTCTTTGCTTACAGTTCCAGTAGCCACAATTGTTTTCTTTAAAGTTTCAATTTCCGCCTTTGACTGCATTCCAAGTGTAGCCATCATTGCATGCCATCTTGCAGCTTCTCCAGAAACAATGCCTGTAGATACCCCATTAACCGTTGTAAGTCCAGGAACATTTGGAAGAGGTTCGTTCATATAAATTTGTGGGTTCTGACCAATTTTCTGATTTACTGGGATTGATCCTGGAACCATTCCAAACATTGTTTGTTGCAGTCTTTGAGCTTCCGTCATACCAGCTCTTGGAACCATGTGAGAACTTGCTCTTGTTCCCTGTTCTCCCGCAAGTGGGTGTGAGGGATTAACCACTCTCTGTCCGCCCACTATCATGCTTCCAGCCATTGTTGATACTGCTGGATTTATTGACATTGACCCTATTTTAGCTTTTTGTTCTAGAATAGCAAATTCATCTAATAAATTTCTAAGCGCTTGCTGTAGTACAGCTGCAGCTTTTGCGTCATCGTAAAATGATTGCTCAACTAGCCTGCCAGCTTTTTCTGCTGCTAACATTTCTGGAGTTAAATATTTCCATCCTTCGCCACCCTTAAAGAATGCCTTCATATGGAATGCGCCCTTTAACAAATACCCAAAGAAGTTAGCAAGTACACCAGTTAACATAATTACTGGACCTATGATTGCTGTAAATCCTCCAGCTAATGCAAGTATTTGTTTTACTGGGCCTGGCAAATTATTAGCAAACTGTACAATCTTATCAATAACCTGAATAAGAACCGTATTAATTTGAAGGAATTGTTCTCCTACTGTAGCTAAAGATGCTCTTAAGCTTTCTATTGCCCTGCGATACTTACCAGAAGCCGACTCGGTTACTGCTGCTAATTCTCGATCTGCTACAGTTGCTAATTCCCCAGTAGAAGCCTTCATTAAATCTAAAACCTGAAGCGTTTGACTTCCCTGTCTACCTAAATTTTCAAATAAAGCATTTAGTCTTGAAAACTGAAATTTTCCAAATAGCTGCTCGATTGCTTGTTGTTTTTGAAGTGGATCTAGGTTATCTAGAGCCCCTTGTAATTCCATTAATGTTCCAGTTAAATTACCAGCATTGTTATTTACTATTCCTAAAAGATCTATTCCTAATGATTGAAACTTTCCTACAGCAACATCTGTTGGGTTAATTAAAGATGCGAGAGCTGACTTTAATGCGTTAGCTCCTTCTGATGCGTTAATTCCGCCTTCACGCATAGCTGTAAGGTAAAGCGCTAAGTCTTGTACGCTTCCTCCCAAACCTTGAATTACTGGACCAGCTTTTGGAATTGCTTCTACAAGGTCATTTAGAGTAGTTGAAGTTTGGTTTTCAACTGCGTTAAGGAAGTTAATAGACTCTGAAAGTTGATCTGTATTTTGCTTAAATGCTGACTGAATTGCAAGTGTGGCCTTCATAGCTTCTTGTCTGTCTACTTCTCCAAGTACTGCAAGTCTTGTGGTCTCTTTAATTGACCCTAGTAACTCATCTCCAGTTTTACCAGTAGCCGCAATATCTGCTGCAAGACCAATAGTTTCTTTAAATGAAACACCCATCGCTGCAGAAATTTCTTTTGCAGTAGAAGTAACTTCTTGTCTAACTCTACCTAATTCTGCTGCTGATGTTCCTGCAACATCTCCGTAAACCTTAGTTAAACGAACTAACTCTTGATCTGCTTCTCTAAATGCTTTTGCAGCTTGTGCTCCAAAGGCTACAAGTGGTACGGTTAAACCGACTGTTAACTGACGGCCTGCCCACTGAGTATTTTTACCCCAATTAATAAGTTGTCCAGCACCATCCTGAATAACCTTATTCATAATTTGCAATTCTTGTCTTACTATTGCTGTTTTATTTTTTACTTCATCTAGCCCTCTTGGAACATGCACATTGAACTGCATAAGTCCTTGTGCGTTTCTGCCTAGCGGTTGTAATACTGAGTTCTGAAGGGCTACTTGTTGCTTTGCTAATTCTCTTATAAGTCCGCCAGATGTTCTAGCATGATCCCTAAAAGTATTAAAATATTGATTTAACTTTAGTTTTCCGCCATCTAGATTTTTACCAAATTTTTCTACATCTGATTGTAGGCTTACAAAGTGTGTGGAGAATTGTCCTGTACTTCTTAGTGTGTCTGCAAATGATCTGTTCATGACAGCAATTTGATTTGCCATCATCTTATTAGAGTTAGCTAATTGTTCTTGTAATTTTGATAGGCTGGCGGTAACCTTATGCACATCGGCAATAAGGGATGAGAAGTCGGCATTAGCGACTATCTTGGTACTGATTGTTTCGTCAGCCATTTATATCAAACTACTCCCTAGAGTATCCTAGTCCCGCTCCAATTCCAAATCCAGCTTGCGCTGCGAAATTTCCTTGTAGCGAAACAACATCGTTGCTAGTTGCACCTATTCCTGCTGCTCTCAACTGAATGTCTTCGAAACTAGGGCCTCCTTTTTTATCATCTTCGTATTCACCTATCTCTACTCCCTTTAAAGAAGCAAAGAACTTTTTATCTTCGTGATCTTTTTTCTTTAAAGCCTGTAAAGTATTTATAAGCTCTGGCATTGATAAATTTTCTTCTAGATCATCGTAATTTTTCCAATGTCCTAGTAAAAAAATTTCACCCTCTAAAGCGGCTAAGTCTAGTTCTGACCAGCCAGAACCGCTGCCGCTAGTAGGTTTGGGTCGTCAAGCTTAATCCCTCCGCAAACTTCAAGAATGCGATTCATAGTTGGTACATCGATAGCATCTTCAAACGCTTCTCTATCCGCTACTAATTCTGGTAGCTGCTTTTCTAGTGCAATTGCACATGCATCTATTAGGATGTTTAATGTCTCATCCTCTGTTTGAGATTCTGCTGTTTTCTTTATTGCTATCATGAACTTACGAAGTTCTTTAATTGATAGAGGCTTTAGCTTTACGGTCTGACCGTTTTGTAACTGAACCTCTTCTACGCTATATACTGTTGTTGCCAATTTAATCCTCCTAGGATCTAGTCTAAATCATTATACTAAAAATTATATACTAACACAACCACAAAAGCCCCCAATTTCTTGGGGGCCCTGTAGAATAATTATTAAATTATTAAACTACCAATACACGGTCAATAATCTTACCGTACTCTTGTCCTTCGTAGCCGCTCATAGCGGTTGGAAGAAGACGGAATGTTACTGGGAATGTGGTTGGGGCTGATCTTGCCAATGTGAAAGCTGATTGCTGCACTGACAAAACACGACGTGCATAATATACACGCTCTGTCTGAGCACCCGCTGTAGTTGGTGCTTGACCAACTGCAATGAGCTGACGCTCTGTTGGTGCAATACCAAGAGCACCTGCTGCGATACCTAGTGTGTCTTTCTTTGAAGTACCTGTACCTGTTGAAATAATTGTATTATTCTGTGAGATTGCGGTATTGTTAGTTGGATCGTCTGGCTGACCGAAAATAACTAGAACGTTTTCTAGTGTACCTTCTGACATTTCAGTTGCGATCATAACCTCCATAGCAGACTTGAACAGCTTAGCTGTATCAAGAAGCTGATCCACTGTTACTGAATCATATGTTGGGTTATATGTAATTTGCAAACCGTTGTTTGTAAATCCTACGTTTCTGTAGTAAAATGTACCAGTTTCAATTGCGTTAAGTGTATTTGTATAGGATGTTCCTGTAGCAAATGCTCCTGCATTAGTTGTACCTGGCTCTGAGTTCTCATATGTTGCGTATCCTGATGTTGTTGAATCGATATTCGAAATAAACAACGGAGATGCACCTACGAGAATGTTTTTAGCATTACCTGCGTTTTGTGCCATATTGTGTTTCCACCTCCTGGAATTCTTGAGTTATTAAATTGTAAATCAAAATTAAATCTGGCTGGCTAGGCCTCTTTCCTCTTGGTCTAATTGTATTCCATTGAGGGTAAAAAGGCAAACCCTACAGGAACCTGCCCTGGGAGTCTGTAATTCTAGAATACTTTATCTCGAGTATGATTTCCGAGGAGAAGAATCCCTGTAATTCTTCAGATGGGGCAGTAGGGGATATGTCTGCAACCCATAATGTATGAAATTTAAACTTATCTGAAAGATCAACCCATTTATTTATATCCCTAGCAGACTCGTCCATTCTTCTAAACTCGTCTGTCATATAGTTTCTAATCTCATTTATATCAGCCACAGATGTTGAATATACTGTAAACATGACCTGCTCGCAACAAATTAGCCAGTTGTCTTCATAAGACATTCCTATCTTGTCATATACCATATGCTTCTTGCCGCTCAAGAACTGATTCATTTCTGCAGCCTGCTGAACTGGAATTATTGGGATTATATTTTCATTTAGATTATCGCTCCAATAATCGTCCTCGTCAAAAATATTTCTTGTATAAAGCTCTTTCCAAAGGTACTTTCTGAGCTCAAGCATTGCGTCTAGTTTATAGTTTGCTGTCACATTACACCTCCAAATGATGCTGCTAGAGCTGCATCTGCTTGAGACCTAATAGTATTAGCTGAAAAAGAATACTTAACTGTCTTTATATCAGAAGGAACTCTTAATGCTTTGGTCATACTAGAATTAAATATTCTTTGAAATCCAGACTTCTTAATAGATTCATTAACTAATCTACCGCTGAAGAATCTTGAATGAGCTAAATTAAATTGATTTGTTGATCCAGATCCACCTGGTCTTTTAACTGTAACCGATTTTCCTTTAGGCATAAATACAGTCTCTCCCTCATATTCAAAAACTAGGCGCTCTGAATTTTTAGGTCTAATAACCAAAGGCTTGCCTTCTTCCATAACAGCAGCTTTATTTGCAAAAACATGACGACGCTTACTATTATTTGATGGTACTAAAGATTTTGATGGTAGCAAGGTGTAGTTGATTTTAAACGAGAGTCCATCTTCAGAAACTTTATTTAATTTAAAAAGCCTTGCTGATTTATTACCAGCCTTTTTCCATTCATAAACATGATGTAAAGATTTTGGTTTTGATCTTGCCAGAGCATCTATGTAGTTGCCAAAATCTGACTCTATTTGATCAAACATAATTTTTGTAAATGCTGCTTTAAACTGAGCATTTGTTGTAAGCTTAGATATTACAGCTGCTTCATAATACACAAATGCGGATATTTGAGATACAGTGCTATCCTTCAGTGGCCCATTTTGATTTGCATACATCATTCTTTCGAGTCCGCTTGATGCTTGAACCAGTAATCCGCTATTGTCCAATTTGCTGGTTCTCCGATCTCTTCATTGATGAGTTATAGGCTATAACACGGCCAAATGGGTCTGTAATTGGTGTAGTTCCCATTACCTCAAATACTGTAGGAGTTTCATTTGGATAATTAATTTCATTCCAAATAGTGTTTCCTTCAACATCTCTTATATTTGTTACTTTTTCTCTTGCTGTTAATTTTTCTGCAGTTCTTACTTGAATAATTTGATCATTTAAATATTTATTTGAAAATATTTGCTTGTCGCTAGAACGAGTTGTAGCTGAATTGCTAATAACTCCTTTGGCATGACATGGAATAGTTTTATAGTAATTCCATTCTCTTACGATTGCACCAGTATCTGGATCTTGAATTTCATATTGCCTATAAACATCTAAATTCATAGACAAGACAGAGTCTACGATGCTATTCATTATATAATCTCTACTTTTGTTGTTAAGACATAATCTGCCAATAGGCTGTCGGCATATGCATTTCCTGTACCAGTATATGCATCTCCAGTATATTCAAAATCCCAATCGAATGTAGATATTGTTTTGACATACTTATTTCTCCACATTGTGTCCTTAGAGAAATAGTCTTTCATAAGCTCTATTGCGGCAAGCTCAACGTTGTCTGGAACTTTTTCCCAGCCAAATCTTCCCTGAATTTTATATGTGACTCCAGACTGGAATACTCCAGAAGAATCATTAATGCTTGGAGGAACCATCCCATTTGCAGTGTATACAGTATTGTCTAATAGCCCAGCCCTATTAATCTTTATTCCATATCCGCTTTCTGAAATTTCAACTGGATAGTTCCAGTTATTAATTTCATTAATATTGTCTAATAACAAAATGTCTTGGGCATAAAGCTCATGAATTTGATAAATTTTTGAGGAAAGTGGCAGTATGTCTGAGCCATGTCCATAAGCTACAGCAACATCATCGTACAGGTAAAACTTTTGGCCAGTATGCTGCTCTATTTGTTTTCTTGCATACTTTTCTGCTTTAATCAATTCTTTATATGATTTATAATTTGGATCAGATGAGTCAGTGCTAAATCCCAAATCTTGAACATGATTAAAGTCTACATAAGGGGTTACTACAAAAACCTCGTCTGCCCTTGCAACGTTTGTACCATTAACCTGATATTCCCACTGAAGTCTTAAAGTTCTATTTCTGCTAGTATAAGAATACGGTATATATACTATATATGAGCCAGGATTATTTTCGTCTGCAATAGAATTAAGAACTGCAAGAATTTGTGTAGGGTTGATGGCAGGACTAATTGCTGGATCAGTAGTAACATCAAATAATTTTACTACTGGAAGCGAGCTTGGTTCTACTATATCCCCATTCCAAAAAACATTATGTGTTATTGGGGACTGTGAATTTATTAATATCTCTGCCATTTAAAAGGCGTAGATTAGTTGTAGTACTCCTGGACTTCCTTTGGAGTTGCTAATCTAAAGCCCTCCTCCTTATCAAAAATTTTTTGAGCATCATCTTTATGCATTGCTACGAAAGGATGATCTTTTGTAAATGTAAATCCTAGTATATCGTATCTAAAATTAGCTCTAGTCATTCTAACTAGCACTGTATTCTCTGGCTGCTCCGCCTTTGGATCAAACTTTGGCAAGACTTCTACTGACATATCTTCTGCGTCTTCTTCCATCTTTTCAATGGTCTTGTTATATACAGACCAAGTTACGCCTTCTTCTGCGAGGGCCGCAATAACATCGGCTTTATTTTTTAGCCCATCTGTATCAACTGCAAAATCTTCTGCAATCTTTTTTAACTCAGATACCTTTAATGTCTCAAATGACATATAAATCTCCTATTTCTACTCTAAACAATTATAGCATTAGTAAATTAAAATGAAAAGCCCCCCAAAAATTAATTTAGGGGGCTATTCTGGGATCTAAATCCTAGTAATTAGGAAGCGACCTTAACGTTCTTTACAACGACCCAAGCGTCTGCTTGCTCGATCTGGACGCCAACACGAGTATACATTGTGTACTCAATTGAGTCCTTACGTGGCCAGAAGAAACGGTAAACAGTTACATCACGCTTGATACCAATAACTACGTTATTTGGGAATGTCAAGTGGATATCTCCGTGATTACCAGTCTCACCTGTGTAATCGCCATCTTGTGCTTCAGGAAGTAGTGGAACTTCGACAATTGGAATACCAAATGCGAATGGAGCCACATAACCTGCTGGACCACCTAGAGGCTGTACGCCTTGTCCACGGATTACGCTTGAAGCGATATCCTGTGGAATTGTGTTGTTTGTTCCAATGCTGTTAGCATATAGGAAGTCTTGGATTAGGTTTGAACCTGCCAAGAAGCGAAGGTCTGCACGACGTTGCTTGTACTTACGTGGAAGAGCCTTAAGAGCTGAATTGAATACAGCACGAGAAACTCCTGCACCAGCAGCATCGACAACGTGACCGTTAGCCTTAGCCTTCTTTACAACACCATCAAATGCCTTATATAGGTTATCTGATGATAGTGATGTATTTCCATTAAGGATTACATCTTCAATATCGTTACCTGCTTGTGTTGCCATCATTCTGGCAATATGATCTTCGAGATCAGCACCTTCAATATTATCTTCTAGAGATTCTGTTGAAAGCTCCCAATCTAGACGAAGCTTCTTTGTTGTAAGAGAGATCTTCGAGAAAGTGACAGCGCTGTTACCTGCTGTGTCGTCTCCTTCAGTAGCAAGCTTCATAAGCTTCTCGCCAACTGACATACGATCAATCTCAGTAGTATCTGCTCTCATTCGGACGGTACGTGCGACTTTACCAATTACGGTAGCATCGAACATGTAGTCTAGGAAGCGAGCTGACTGTTCTGCGTTTAGTAGACCACCGTTTCCGTTTTCGGATGCACGGTGTACGCCTGTTCCACCTGTAGTGGAAGCAAAAGTACCTGTTGCAGTTGTACCTGCAGCAATAGTCTTTTCTAATAGTTCATTACTCATTTTATATTTTCACCTACCTTTTTTAGTTAAAAATTTCATTTACGGAACCGAGGAAAGAACCGTTCCACTTTGATTTTTTGATTGTTACTTCCTGAGACCCGCCAAGGTCCGAGGACTTCTTAATTGCAGTCTCTGATTCTACTGCATCGACACGCTTTTCTACGCCATCAATCGTGTTCTTGATATCTTCTACAGCCTTTGAAAGTGCTGTATGCTGTTCTGCCAATTCTGAAATACGGCCATCAACGCTCTTGCTAAATGTTTCAACTGTTTCTTTAATAGCTGAAACTTGAGCAGCATTTGCTTCTGAAGCCTTATTTAGTGTTTCTGAGAAAAAGCCTTTAAGATCGCCAAGCATCTTTGCAAAATCAGGTTCATCAACCATAACTTCTGATACGTCGGCTGCTTTTTCTAGAGTTTCGGCAGAAGCGTCTGCTACTGCATCTGCAGGAGCTTCTTCAACAGCTGGTGCTTCCTCAACGGGAGCATCTACTGCTGTGTCTTCTACGGCTGCTTCTGGTGCTACTGCATCTTCTGCAACTACGTTTTCTGTATTATCTGACACTTCTTTACCTCCTTCTATGTCTGCCTGTTTTGCAATTTGTGTTTCAGGCATCGACAATCTTGACTTTTTATGTAAATCAAGAATCTTATCTATCTCTTTTGCTTTGTTAACATCGTTTGATTCAACCCACCCAATTAGTGTCGCAGGCTTACCTGTAACTGGAGAATCATATGATGATTCTGTTGATACAAATACCGAATCGCTATCTGCACAATAAAAAATATTTTCTGCTACAACTTCTGTTGCCATTCCTTTAAATACTAGCTGACCGTTCATTTTTTGAACAGACAAAATGTTGCATAGCTCGTTTGCTGGAGAATCAACTACTGATAGCTCCATCAATGAGTATTCTTTAATAAATCTAACTGGCTTACCAGTTGACTTGTTAACTTCGTTTTCTGAATCTATAATCTTTCCGCCAATTGAAAATCCTGCTAAAGTTCCATCAAGAATCTTTTCCCAAGTATCCTGTGCGCCCTTTGAGATGTATGCATCAACATACACTCCATTATAAAATTCTTTTGTAGTAGGATCATAAAATGTTTCTGGCTTAAATGAAACCATTTTGCCAACTGCATTTGATCCATGCATCTCACGAATATTTCCACGAAAATTTTCAAACGCTTTAATGCTTGCATCTGCAGTAACAACGTCACCAGTCTGGTCAAGATTATCTAGAGTTGCAAATCCTGAGACTGTTCTTTTTTCACGGTTAACTTTGGTAAAAGGCACGGACAACGTAATGTTGTCGCCATGCGAAGACCAAAGAGATTTCTCAATATTCATATGCTTAATTTTATAACGTTATTGTATATAAGGCAAATAATGGTTGAGTAGGGCTAGTCGACTTGCCTTCCGTCGCCTTGGGTATTTCTACCCTCCCCTGAAATATCTGGTGAATTTGCAGACCTTTCGGAGTCTCTATTTCTGGTTTTTCCTGCCTGTGCCCTAACCTCTGCTTGCTGCTGTGGCTTCAATTCAACAACTTTATCTCCACCATCTAGAGGAACCATTCCCATTCTAATTCTAACCTCATTAGGGGTAAGTACCTGCATTCTTAAATATCTTTCATCAATTTTTGAGCGAGTATCCTCGTCGGTCAAAGTAAGCTCATTAAATTTAAGAAGAAGGGCATCTGTCATTTCTTCAATAATTTTATTCAATTTTTTCTCTAAATTCATTTGAGCTGGACGACAAACTTGCTCTCTAAATGTTTTATCTGCATCTCTTGCCACTGCCAAATTAACTCCTTCAGGAGTTCCGATTTTATTAATTGGGACACGATGAGATAAAAGAATTTCGTCTCTATTAGATTTACGATATACGTTAAATGAAGACTCTTGAGTTCCTGCCTCAATTGGCTCCATCTTAAACTCAACCTTTGAGTCTGGTGAATCTGGTGGAAGTGGAATATATAAAGATCTGTGATTCTTACCTCTTAGGCCAACCTGAAAAAATTCAAGCAATTTGCGCTCTGACTCTGTAGAAAGCTTTGCTCCCTTTACTGTAATAATATATCTAGGGACAGCCTTATTTTCAAAATAGTCAAGGTTATACTTGCCAGCAAACTCGTTACCAGCCATAGCGTTTGATGAAGCAACGATATCTGGGATTCCGTAATAGTTATTCGTTGGGGTGTACTTCTTAAGGTGAATAATTTCATTTGGTCTATCTAGTCCGCCTGCAATTGGATTCTCTGTTTCTTGATCTCCAAAGTTACGGAAAAATACAGCCTTACCGTATAGCAATTGAATAAATCCATCACGAAGGCGGCGAACACGCATTGTCTTTGCTGGTATATGTCCGATATAGCCAATCTTTCCAGCTGATGTTCTGCCTATTTCAATATAGCCATTTCCTGTTGCCTCTACATCTGTATAGGCTTTAATCAATGTTTCTGTAAACGTTTCCTCTTCATTGCACTCTTCTAGCCAATCATATAAATCTTGACGAAGTCTATTTAATTTTCTACGTGCACGATCTAGTGATTTATCATCTGTTATATTATCAAATGCTTCTTGTGTTTTTCTTGTCTCAACAAAATCGTGGCCTAGGCCAACAATATTTGAAACCTTTGCATTAATTGCTGCATAGTTGTATGGTGAAATTTCATAAATAGTTGAAAGATAATCTAAATTATATGGAGGCTCGATAAGATCAAACATTGCATATCCAGTAATTGCTTGTGCAAGTAAGTTCTGCTGAGTCTCTGTTCCTTCGATTCCCTGGAATCTCTTTTGAAGATCACGATTCATTTTTCTTCTAAATGATGCGCCGAGGCCAGATACCTTTGCTATCTCTTCGCCTTCAATTTTAAATGGATCATTGCTTGTAGATTGCATTGGAGTATTAAACTTCATCCAGTCTGCAACATTAGATATTGCTATATCTTGAGAATCATTATCTTCTTCGTATCTAATCATTATTGTCCCTGAGCCCTCAAATTTTTAATTTCGTCTTTATAGTTTCCAATATCCAAAGGATCTGGAACTAGTCCCCACTTAAGTCTTTGTTCTTGTTCTGCAAACTCTTCATCTGTGATTTTGCGTCTGGCAGAAAGGAATTTAGGCTGCCCCTCATAAATACCGTATGAGCGAACCTCTCTAGCCAAAGCATCGACTCTGGATCTATTTCCTTTTTTCGACGTGACTGAAAGAAAGTTTCCATCATCGTCTCCAATCCACCTACCATCGGGCATTTCCCAGACATATATGCCTAGGGTAGATTCTTCATCTAACACCTTTGTATTTATTTTGTTAATGTCCATAGAGTTTAATTTTACCATTCTTTATGGTTTAAGTCCAGCTTTTTGTCACCCAAATTGACAGAATTACGTACTTTGTAACACAATCCAGTCATTATCATAATATATTGGAGACAATTCTGTCAGGTCAATTACTGGATCAGTGGTTGTAGAAGCAGGTCTTCCACAATATAGGTCAAAGTGGGTATCTACGTCGGCTTGAGTGAGAGTCCTATTATATATTCCTATATTGTTGTATAAATTATCTGGTCCTCCTGAAGTTTCATAATTAAACTGAATGTTGCCAGAAACAGAAGAAGATAAAACTAGTACTATATGATGAGGCTCTCCAGCCACCAGGAAATTGCTTATATTTGTCTGTGAGGTCTTGTCTACCCCATTGACGTAAACTTTGCTTATAGAGGCCTTAGAGACCGTTCCAGACCCATTCCAGGCATACTTAGTGCTAGTAACTGGATCATAGAATAAAGTATTTGCTCCAGTTGTTTTAGGAGTAAAAAACATTTCTACAGTATTTATATTTAATCCAGTATTGATATTAAACCCATATCCTGAATTAGGTCTAATTCCATTATTATAATGTCTTAGAAGCGGGGAATAGTTTAAAGACCCTACTGCAAACTGATTGTTAGACTCAATATAGCTATTATGATTATCTGCGTATATTCTAGATTGACTGTAAAATCTAATTGAGAAATATGAAAGTCTTGGCAGGAACTTGCTAGCATTTGTAGTGCTCATAGTAATTCTAATATATAGAAGGCCAGTTATTCCAAAGCTTCCTTTTTTATACTGAGGAATTGCTTCTCCATTTACGCAAGATAAGTAGTTTGTTCCGTCAACACTAGTTTCTACTGATATTCCTAATTCATTTCGCCACTCAATTTTAGAATCTGTTAGATTTGATTCCATAGGGATAAATAGAAAATCGTTTATCACAAATGACTTTGACTCGGAGGCTGTGGTTGGAATAAAACCTATATATTTACCCTTATCGTCATAGTAAGTATTTGAATCTACAAAGTCTTCCCATAGAGCATTTACTCCATATGTATATCCAAAGTCTATATTTTTAGCTCTATCTGAGCAAGAAAATAGTATTCCGTCTTCTGGATTAACAACATGGATTGGCTGTATATAATAATTTGCATCATTATAATGTCTAGTAATTGCTGTTGCATTTAGCCCATATCTATATACTGCTGGGGCATCTACTATAAATGAATCGTTTACGCTAGAAGTTGGACCAATTTGTAAATCAAATGCTGTGTTTGTAAACTTAAAGCTAGAATCTATTGTCTTAAATGCAACCTGAGTTCCGTCAATATATAGTCTAATAGAATTTACAGAGTATACTCCAACAACATGCATTGCCTTTTTGCTGTATGTTACTGCCCATCTAACCTGTTCGGAATTGGAGATTTTAAATATAATGTCGCCGTTTTCCCAGTATATACCTATTCCATCTGTAATATCTGCAAGTAGTGTAGTAACTCCAGATGACTGAATAGATTGGCTAACCCATAACTCTAATGTAAAGTCATTGTCTGAAGAATACTTATTTGCTAAGCCATTTGAAACAGATGAGCCATAAAAATCTTTTGATGTTGGAAGTGTTATATATGAAATATTAGTTATCTTAGTTCCAGAATCTCCGCCTGGAATTATTGGAAGCATATTTGCAGCAGGGGATCCGATATAGGTAGCGTTATTGCTACAGCCAGAAATATCTACCGCAACTGTACCAGAAGATTCATCTAGTGGCCAAAACCCTATAGGATGATCTTTTATAACCTTAAGATAGTAAGACATAATTTTATTATACCACCCCTTAGACTTACTTTATTTAATTATATTCTCTTCGGTAAAACTGTCTTCTACCCAATTATTAGAAATAGTTTTTAAGAAATCTCCAGAATAATGTACTTCTCCAGTATTAATAAATGAAGAATGTGGATTTAAATTTAATTTAATGTCTAATTTAGATGCTAGTCCGAAGAATGCGTCATCTGATGTAATATATACCCCATCTACAAAATCGGGCATGAAAAAGAAAAAGAATTCTTTATCTCCATAAAATTTACAAATTTCAGATATTTTTACAAGGGCCTCTTTTGACACGTAGCATGCCCCTGGTTGCAGTCTATTAGAATCTATATACTTTGCATTAACATCATATCCCTCTTTGAGTGATACTACATATTTTTCCTGATTAGGATCAGGAAGCGGATATACACCAGAGACAATATCTTCTTCATGATTAATTATATCTATAAGAGTTTTTGGCTCCCATTGAAGATTAGGGTCTAGAAAAACTACACCATCTATTTTTTCAGAATTTAAAACACGATTACATACAAGATTTTTACTCATGTATTCTGTTATCTCTTCGCCAGAAAAATCGAAAAATAGCTCTATATCGTTATCAAAACATTCTTTTACCGTTGATAGTAAAGACATTGTAAAATTTTTATTGAATTTATTTGTTTTTTCTGTTACGGCTACCACTACTTTTTTCATTTATAAAATGCCTTTTCTCGATAAATATGGGCAGGCCATGAGCCTGCCCATATATTTTTAATCTAACTTTTTATTCTTCAGAGGGTGTTTCTTCGGAAAGAATTTCTACCAGAAGCTGTCCGTTTGTTTCTTGGACTTCAGCTAGCATTGCTTCTTTTTCGTCTCTTCCCTCTTCAAGGGCTGCTGCGTTAGCAGCGATTTCTGACTCATAACGCTCAATAGCCTCTTCTGCCCATTCACGAGCAGACGCTTCTGATTCGAATGCGTCCCATCCTTCTACTCTTGGATCATCTGACTGAACCAAAAATACAGAACCATCATTTAGAATAGTTACAGAGTTATCATCGTTTATCTCATATGTTAGTGTCATTTTTTATCTCCCTGTTAGTTCGCATCATTCGCAACTGAAGCAGCTGGTGATGGATCCTTTACTAAATAGATGTTATCATTATACCAAGCAGTTCTAACTCCGTCAACATCTATTCCACCATAAATAATTTCTACTCCAGCAATACATGCTCGGTTGCTCATATAGTTAATTGAGTTAGATGATATTGTTGCTGAGCTTGCTGGGGTATATGCTGGTGTTGCAGCTGTCTCAATTGGAAGGTGAGCTGAAATAATCTTTGGCTCACGAGTATACAAATTGTTTAGGTCAAAGACATAGTACTTGTCTTGGTTTGATCCTGGGCAAATTGCGAAGTTCTTGTCTCTCCAGATGTGTGGTGTTCCATAATATGCTCCACCAGTCTGCATTCCTGGTTCTGGAGCTGTATAAATAATTCTCCATCCAGTCTGAAGTGCTGTGAAAGGAGCTTGTGGAGTTCTGAAAGAGTATTGTCTAAGAATTCTTCCATTCCACCATAGTGTTCCTTCTGGAATTCCAAGAACGTTTCTTGGTCCATTTCCCCATGCAACGATTTGATGGTTTACACCATTGTTGTCTGGGTGAGTAAGTGTTCTAGCTGATGGTTGGTTATCTGAGTATGGTGTTACAGAATCCCATCTATAGTCAGCATTTCCCTGATAAGGATATCCACTGCCCTGAGCGGCATAGCCACCAACAAGGTTCGTTAGGAACCAGTTGTTTGCATCCTGTCTACGAATAAAGTGTGATCCTGATGTTAGTGCTAGACCAGCTGAAACAACTTGAATGTTTCCTGGGCTTGTAGTATTTCCATAAAAATCGGTGCTTTGTTCAATAAACTCACCAGTTTTTTCATCGACTACGTATGAAGTGCGCTCTACTCTATCTGCGTTTGTTGTAGAAACCCACTTTGAAAGAGCCTGTTGCCATCCAGCAACAAAATACTTATTACGATTTGTATCATAAATTACATTTGTTGGGTGGAACTTAGAAGGACCATATTTTACTGTTCCATCTAGATATACAATTTCCCAACCACCAGTTACTGGCGATTCAAATGTTATACCAGCATAAGTAGTTGATGAATTTGTATTTACATGAGTTCTAGGTGTTGAGTTATAGTCACCAATGTGTCCAAATGCCATTAAAGAAATTGATCCTACTGACATTTCACCTCGTGGACGACCAGTTTGACCAATAATTTCAACTCTTCTTGGTCTCTTAGTATTTACATACTGATAATTTCCTCTTGAGGTTTGAGAATCTCCAGGAAGGAATGTTAAGAATCTTCCATCCCAATCAGAAGATTGTGGCTGGAATGCTCTCATATCATTAACTACTGAATCAGATGGTCTCATGATATGAGGATAAAAATCTCCTAGATCTGCTGATCTATCTGTCCATGTTGCTGTTGATACATTATAAGTCCATAGTCTACGTCCATAATATCTATCTGTTGATGAAGGAGCCACGTTGTTTGTAGTATATGTTCTACGTCCAATAAGGCCGACCTCATTTGAACTATATCTAAACGGAGTTCCACCTCTGTTATAAGCAGAAGCTTCTCCAACTCTTGATGGAGCAGCAACAACTGTCCATGTATTTGTTAGAGGATTATATGAAACATAATCTCTTGTAGAGGTATCTGCTCCAGTAACTCCAGTATTTGTTGGGCTAGCAAAGAATGCTGATGTGCTTCCTGTAAGTCCAGTACCAATAAAGGCGCCGTCATTCCATGGATTAGCGGCATCTGATGCCTGGCTTCTAGCTCCAGTTGTTAGATTATATCTAAAGAATGTATTAGAAGTTCTCTCATTTGATGTTCCGTATGGGAACAAGTAAGAGATTCCTGAGTTATCCTGTGCGATAAAGAACTTACGTGGTCCCACTGTAAATGATGGGTTACCATAAGTTGTTATAGCATATGCTCCAAGCATGTTCCATGTGTTACCGCTCTTGTTATAACGTGCTAAATATACGTTAAAATTTCCACTATATACTGTCGTATTATCTACAGTATTAGATACTGTTTGTGAAGTAGTTGTAGTATCGCAACGGAAAATTACGTAAGTAAAGTTTTCTGTATCGTAGATTTCCCCCTGAGTAAATCTAGTAGATGATCCAAGTTCTGGGTCTGATGGGAAATTAGCAAGGTTCTGCCATGTCTGTGAAGTGTGTGGCTTATATTGCCATCTAATAGATGCCTGCTCACCAGAGCGAGCAATTCTATATACGCCAGTGTAGTTCCAGTTATAAGACCATCCCTGCCAACGTCGAGTATCTCCCCAGCCATAACCAGATCTAGTTGATCCGCTTTCTGTCCAGTCATTGTGAGCTTCTACGTGAACAAAGATATCTCCAAATCCATCGTTATTTGTTGATGTTCTATTTGGTGCTACCTTTACGCTACGTGATATTGTTAAAGTCGTTCTATCGTCACGATAGTTTCCTGCACTTGAGTTTCCAGCAGAAAGCACACGAATTTTTCCAATAGGGGATGGGAATGCGTATGGTTCATCTGAAAATAGTGAAATTGTGCTAACTGGAACAGTATTGTTTCCAACAGCATAAATTTCAATTACCACGCCGTTATTTGATTCTGTGTCTGTAAAGTTTACAGCAAATTTATAGATAGCGTCTTCGGTGCAAAGTGGTGTGGTGTACTCTGCGCCTGCTTCTGGTGTAAAGCTATATAGAATACTACCAGCTGCAGATTCTCCCGACTGATTATTTAATGTTAAGATACCCATTTTATGCTGTTACCTCCACGCCAGAAATGTGTGCTTTTAAGCCCACAGCTGAAGCAAATCCAGAAATAGCTTCTGCACTCTCCAGTGTTTGGCGAAGATCGAATGCTAGGACTCCATTAGCAGCAACGGAAGATGCATTTAGAACTTCGTGTGTACCAAGCTTTATTGTTGCTGTAATAGCAGAGCTAGTTGTATTTGTTAAAACAATATTAGTAACAACTGCCTGTCCACCTGATGGTGTTGTATACAGTGTTGTTTCTGATGTTGTCAAAGACCCTCTCGAGAGTCTTTTCATGTTATTAGTTGGCATTTTTTACCTCCGTTAGCCTTATTTATATTGCTAATGCTAAGCTTAGAACTGTATTGTTCCACTCTTGAGCATCTACATATTGTTTTGTTGTTGCATGAGAATTTATTGTTGGTGCTGAATTAATTATTACTTGATCTAGTTGCAATCTATCTAGAGTTACGCCAGCTTCTGCATAGTTAATTGTAGTGGTTGGCTGAGTTGTTATATTAGAAGCAAGCTTCCAAACTCCGTCTGTTGCATCCTTAGATAGTGCTGTATACTTAGTATTTCCACCCACTGTATATGTTCCTACAAATGATAGGTCTACTAGGTTTCCAGTGTTTCCATTTGCTACGAAAATTGCTGGATCTGTGACTGCAAGATTCTCAGAAACAACTGTGGTTCCGCCTCCTGCAAATGAGATTGTACCGTTAATATTAACATCTCCAGCAATATTAAGATCACCATTAATTCCTACTCCACCCACAACAGTAACTGCTCCAGTTGATGGGCTTACTGATGGGGTTGGAATTTCAACGTGAACGCTGACATTTGGAACAATTGCAACCTGTGTATCTCCAGAGGCATATCCTCCAGCTGCAATAATAATTGCATTTTCTGAACCAGTGCTGTCTGTTGCTAATACCAAATTTCCTTTTCCAAAGTACATCGTTGCTGATCCGCTTGCTGATGTAGTTGAAACTGGAGAAGCAGTTTTTGCGTATGTAAATGTTACTGTTGTTGGAGTTCCTGTAATCTCATAAGTTCCGTTAAATGTTGAATCAACACCTTCGATTTTTACAGTTTTTCCAGTTGTAAATCCATGTGCTGCCGAAGTTGTAATTGTAGCAACGTTTGATGCTAGGCCCTTATTAGTAATTGTTGCTGTTAAAGGAGCCTTTGCTGATGTAAAAATATATCCATCATGTGGACCAGTAATTCCAAATGTTGCATCGTCAAATGCATTTCCTGTCATACCCATACCTGTCCAACCAGATGTATCGTTACCGTTAGAAGAGTAAACAATTATATCTGTTGAAGAAGTTGGGTCATCATTATTAAATGCTACCTGAGCAAAAGATGAATCATTTGTACCAGAATCATATCTGAAAACTGCTACTGGGTTTGTAAGATCTGCTGATGTATTCCATGCTTGTGGAGCATCTCCTACATAAAGTTGACCAGCAACTGCTGGAGCTGAACCGTCTAAAATATCTGAAACTAGTCCAGAGAGTGAATCTTGTGCATCTGCAGAAGCCTGAACAATGTCATCGACTCCTAGCATTCCGCCTAATGTTTTAAGTGCTGAAGCAACGAAAACTAAATCCTGAGCGCTATAAACGCTTGCTGCTAAACTAGCAGTAATTTCTGATTTAACTGCGTCTATCTGTGATGATAAACTAGTATAATTTGGCATATTGTACCCCTATTCCTATAGAATTTGTATTCCTGTTATTGCTTCAACTTGTTTGACGAGAGCATACCCGCTCATGCCCCCAGATGAATTAATTGTAACTGTTGTGCGGTTATTAGTCAAGTCATCTGTAACGGTAGCCCCGACAAAATTCAACTTAAGTCTTTGGCTTACAGTTGGAGTATTGTCTTGCTCTATAACCTGATAAAATGGTGTTCCCCAAGCTGCAGATGAGCCATCCGTGGTTAAAAATTTGCCAGAATTTGAGGTCTGGTTTGGATATGTGCTTCCGCTGCCTCCTAAAGAAATTGATGTTCCATTTATCGTCATAGACGAGTTAGTTAAAGCAGAATTTGGAATATTAATTAAATTTGCACCAGATGTTCCAGAAGGTAGTGTTACTGTTCCTGTAAACGTTGGACTATTAATTGGTGCTTTTGTAGATAGTCCATTAGCAACTGTAGTAAAAAATGTTGGATCATTATTTATAGCTGCCGCTAATTCTTGTAATGTATTTAATAGAGCAGGTGAAGAAGCTATTAAATTAGATATACCAGTAGAGACTTCAGATATTACGAAGGCTGTGGTTGCTATTTGTGTTGTATTTGTTCCAGCAGCTGCAGTTGGAGCCGTTGGTGTTCCAGTAAGAATTGGAGAAGTTATTGTTTTTTGACCAGTAATTGTTTGTGTTGATCCAACAGTAACATTTCCAGCATTATTTATTGCGTCATAAAGACTTTGAATGTCATCTTGAAAATCTGCAATATCTGCATTTATCTGATTTGCAATTGATGTAAGAGAAGCTTGCTGAAAAATACCTTCTGAAACAACTTTGCCAAGTGATAGGTTTGTTGTTGCAGACTCAATTGCTTTCATCTGCAAAAGCAGTTCCTTCGTATCAATATTGATAACGGCTGAGCCACTTGCTCCAGTAACAGCTGTTCCAGTTGCAGAGCTTGTTACCGTAAACTGTGTTGTGTTTGCAGAAGCTATACTTACATTTTGTAAATTAAAAGCTGCGGTTGAAAGACCAGTTATACTAACTGATTGGCCAGCAGAAAAATTGTTATTTGCAATATATGTTACGGTTGTTCCGTTTGAAGATGCGGCGGTAACTGTAACTGTTAAAGCACCTATTCGGTTTGATATTACAGATTCAATATTAGAAAAATTTAGTGTCATATTATTTTATAGCCCAGCAAGAGCTAAAGCCTCCACATCTGAAATTAATTGATCAACTTCTGCCTTTACGTAAACGTTTACTTCTGTTCCAGATCCCCATGTTCCATTTAGCTTTCTATAAACTGTTAAAGTTTGTGTGTCAAAGTAAACATCTCCGTCTGTGCCCTGAACATCAGAAGGGGCAAGGGGTGAGTAGTAAGAAGTATTTCCAGCTGCAGTTAAATCTACAGATGCATTTTGCCATCCAATATCTGTCAATACTCTTATCTTATTGCTTACAGTATTATAGTAAATACTTCCAATTGGTTGATTAGATGGATCTGTTGCTATTCCAGCTAAATTTAAAGGGACCTTATATTTAATTGCCATTATCCTGTTACAACCACCCTATATTCTCCTGCTGAAGGAGCAACTGCAAACTTTATTGTAATTTCATTTAAGTTAGTGTGCTCAACATCTGCTTCTATTTGAGCATATGGAGATCCAGTTTCGTATATCTGAACAACAACATCTCTAGTATTTAAGTTATGAGCAACCATATATGTTGTTGCTGAAGTTGAAAGTACACTAGAAAACTTTCTTGTTATTCCATAGTAGTTTGATCCATCATTTGTTAGTTGCCACTCATTTGACGTTTCATTCCATTTTATGTCAACATCTGCTTCTATTCCACGATGGACTTTAATTCCAGCATCTACAGAAGGAGTATTCTCTTCTGGCATATCGCTGTTAAGGTTAATATAGTTATCAGATATATTAACTTGAGTGGTATTAACAGAGTTAATTGATCCAGATACGTTTAGGTCTCCACCAACATTTAAGTTATTTGTGATAGTTACGTTATCTGGTAATCCTATTGTTACTGCTGCGGTTTCTGATCCAGAACCACTTACTGTAATTTCATTTTCTGTTCCAGCAATAGTGGCAACGTAATTACCAGTGGTTTGTGAGCCAAGGTCTACGTTTTTGATCGATACTGCGCCAGATGTTACATTAAAGTCTGCTGTTGCAAAAGAAGCCACACCTTTATTTGTTGTAGATGCATCTTCTCCAGCTACAGTAATTGATGTTCCAGTATGGGTTACATCAATTCCTTCTCCGCCTAGAATTGATATTCCGTGTGATGAAGGAGTTAGTGCGCCAGAATCTGTTGTTACAGATTTTACAACTGTGTCTTCAAGTTCTACATGTCCAGTGTTTACATTAAAGTCATCTGAATTAAATGATGCGGCACCTTTATTTGATGTGCTAGCATCTTCTACTGATATAGTTAAAGTTCCTGCTGGATCATTATAGGAAAGATCTATGCCCTCGCCCTCTTGAAGAGTGCTATAGATTACATCTTGAATAACCTCTTCGGAGCCAGACATTGGCATCCATGGACCATTAGGTGCTTCCAGCCCATTGTAGTAATACATCTTGTTATCAGTTGTATTGTAGTAAATCTGACCAAGTGTATATAGTGTTGGGGCCGCAGGTAAGTTGTGAATTTTAGCATTGATAAGTTCATTTCTGTTAAGATCAATACTAACTACAAATTTTCTTGCCATTTACTTTGCTCCTCTAAGACAGATATGCTGTCCCTGAGAATGGTTGAGCCATTATCAGTGTTATTTTATTAATACTATTATAGTCTATTCCTGTTTCTAATATATCTCCGCCACTTGTTTTTACCGTGACGTTTGGATGAAATCCTAGCCCATGATCAATTTCAATAGAATAAACCCCATTTACTGGGCCTACCAACTGAGCCATTTCCCAAGAGAAATCAAGGAAATATTCCCTGTTTAAAAGGAAGTTGTTTGCTCCAGCCCAAGAGCCATCTAGTGGCTTTGGTCCATAAAATCTTGTTGTTTCTTTGTCATAATAAAAGTCTCCATCAAATCCCAAATTGTCTGCTGGGGCACCATTGCCATTTAAAATAGTTTTTCCACGGGGACCCTGTGGACCAGGGGAGGCAACAAGAACCTTGTTTACCTGTTCTGTTACTACAACCGTAGGATTATTATTATTATTTGTAATAGGCATTATAATGTTACCGATCTACTTAGACTAATAAATCCTTCAAGCAATTTTGTTTTATTTAGATTGCTATCAGTCAACATAATGTCATACGAAGACTTTGGATAAAATAATTTATTTGTTTGAGTTGGAGTCATCTTAATAGTCAATTTTCCATTAGGCTCATCAATAATTATTCCGCCAGATGGAGAAGTAAGAGAAAAGGCTAATTTGCTGCCACCCTTTGTATCACGAACCTGCATTTTTGCAGAACAGTTAGTAAGCACAATAGGGTCACCGTCATTGTCCTTATATTCAACTGTAAAAGTAAAAGTAGTATTTTGATCTACTTCAAAATTTCTTTGTCCTGCCATTTGCTAAATCTCCTAAATAGGAAAACTCCTATGCTCATTTTAGCATAGGAGCCATCCTAATTACTTGTTAAATTTACTTCTTAGTAAATCCAAAAGCTGGCTCATTAGTATTAAGCGCTTTAAGAATTACTGGCAAAATGGCTGCAATACCACCCTTGATTAAGTCTCCTGGGTCAGTATTTCCAGTCATGTAAAGAGCAATGGCTGCACCCAAAAAGTGACGACCATAGCTTGCTAACGCTGCTAGAATTTTCTCTTGCATAGTTACCTTTCCATCATTGTTAAGATCTTGTTTCATAAGATCCTCCTTATTTCTGGGCCTTATGCCCAGGAATTTTGGGAGTTACCCCAATATTTATTATATACCCTTTAAGCGGAAATGTCTACAATCTCGCAATTTCCGTCTGAAGTACAGGCTAGAGTGGCATTTGTTGAAGTTCCATCTTCTGTTTCATAAAAAGATAAGTCTTCCCAGCGAATATCATTTGGCATTTTTGCAAGGAGCGCCTCGTATTCTTCTTTTGTGACTTCTTGATACGGCGCCTGCTTATATGAGTGATCTGAATGAGGAAGGAATGAAATTCCAGACACCTCATCAAAATGCTTATATACCCAGGCCCCAACTTCCATCCACTCATCTTCTTTTACAGAAACTGTAATAGATGGTTTATGCTCACACCATGCACGTTGATAAACCAACCAAATATTTAGATGCTCAATAGCGGTTAAATCATTTCTAACAATTGCACCTTCTGGTGCTTTAACTGGAAATGAGAATACATATGTATCGTTTGGCTTCATTACATCATCTTCTACGGGAATTCCAACTTCTTTCAAAAATGTAGAAATTGGATCTCCTTTTGAGCCACGTACTGTACGAATATAATATGGAGAATGCCAAGCATGCATTCCTGAAGACACCCCGACCAATTGAGATACTGTTCCAGATGGCTTTACGCATGTAATAGCGGCAGACTCTGGAATCCCAATTTTCCCAGCCTCATCTTTATTCTTTGCTCTTGCTGATTCTCTAAGAGTCATTAAAAAAGCTTCTAGTGAAACAAGATCTTCTTTACCTGACATAAACTTGTGTCCAAATTGTCCAGTCAAAGACACCCCAAGCAGACGCTCTTCTTCTGTGTTGTCTTTCCAAATTTTACGAAGATATTTAAAATCTGTTAGAGTGGACTGCCATGTTCCAAGAATTGTAGCAAGTTCTACTTTACGTTCAATATCTTTCTTTGTATCATTTTCACGTAGTACGACTTCTGAAAGGTTACAAAACTGGTAAGGACGTAGAATAATCTCTGAACAAGGGTTAGTTCCATAGTGTATATCTGGATCTCTTCTTCCATACTTGGCTGCTTGGGCTTGAGCTGCGGCCACGTTGTATATACCTCGTTCTCCCGATTTTGAATCATACAGATTCTTCCATTCTGCAATAAACTGCTCCATTTGTGGCTTACGAGAATATGCCACTGAATTATTTGAAAGTGCACGTTGGGTATTATTTTCCCACCAGTTACCAGACTTGGCTGCTGCCATTTCAATATCGTTAATATTAGAAAGAGAAATCATGGCAGAACGTCTTACTCCGCCGACAACTACCACTTCACCAATCTTACACATAATGTCGTGTGCCTCAATAGGCTTTAGTTGACGACCTACTGCATTCTTAAACTTTGCAATTGTAAAATCAAAAAGATTAACAAGTGGTTGCGGTCCAGATGAACGTCCACCCATTGTTTTAAGTCTTGCTCCTGCTGGACGAACTTTAGATACATCGATTGCTGGAATATGTCCTGTCCATAGCAAAGCCAAGAGTTCACGATAAGCCTTTGCCCATCCCTGCTTTGAATCTTCTACAACAATTACTGTATCTGACTTTTCTAGTGACTCTGGGACGGCAGGAAGCTTGTTAACATATTTATATTCAACAGAGAAGCCAACACCTGTTCCACACATAAGAATATACATTGTCTCATCAAATGAACGAGGGTTATCTACTGGAACAAATGAACAGTTATATCCAGCTACGTGATCTCTATCTAATGCTGCTCCAGAAGTCATTACTGCTCGCATTGATGGCATAACATTCCTATTGAATACAGCCTCTTTTAATTCCGCAACAAGCTTTTCAGTTGGAATATAATTATAGTTTTCTTTTAGGTGATCAATCATGAAAGAAAAATATCTATCTACTGTCTCTCCCCATGTCTCACGTCGGCCTTCTTCTGGAATCCATCTAGCATAGCGAGACAGAGCAATAAAGTTTTCGTATGGGTTTGCAATAGTTTTTGACATTTTTAAAATAACACCTTTTCTCCGCCTTGCGGTTATATAATTTTTAGTTGAAGTCTAATTCTACCAAACTTTAATATAAAGGGGAAGGGGTATTAAAATTTTTCCTCTAAATGACTAAACGCATTCTTAGTCAACTTAATCCAATTGAACTTTTCATGTATTTCAGGCGACTGAGAAAAATAGTATCCTGCATATGCTTTAAAATTATCAACAACATCTAACATTTGTTCTGCTAAATGATTTTCATCTGGTTTAAACATCTGACCAACATGGGCATCACCAACTGCTTTAGGCAAAGTCTCAGTTGTAAGTGTAGACTTTAGCTTTAGCGGACCAATAAATTCTTTATACTCCGCCCAGGGGAATGTCGTTATTGTAGGCATTCCAGATGCTAGGGCTTGTGCTGGAATAAAACCAAATCCTTCTCCCCAGGTTGGATAAATCAAACAATGATGACGGTGGTATAAATTAACCAACTGCTCAATCTCATATTCATCTGTAACTATAGTTATATTACTATATACATCTGTCGGAGAAACTAAACGCATATACTTATCATATATTCTTATAGTAGAACTATGATGAGCTTTAACTGTTAGATGATACTTTGGGTTATTACCGAATAGTTTGATAAAGGTATCAACAACTAACTGCCCGCTTTTTCTTGGAGATGGCTCCCCAACATGCAAAAACTTAAACGTATTTCCAACAAGCCTTTTATAAGGAGTCCAAACTTCTTCTATACCATGCGGGTAAATAGTTATATCTTTATCTACGCCATTCTCTTTATACACATCAGCATTCCAAGTAGACGTTGCCCAGACTTCGTCGCAATCATTTAATGTATCGACCCAGTCTCTTCGCATTCCAGTTGATTCCCAAGGAGTATAACCAATCTGATATTGATTTTTGTGTCTCTTATACAAATGTGGTTGTGTAAAATTTAATTGTAGTTGTGCATTTGGATTTGACCAGCTAACAGAATGTCCTAAGCTTTGTAAAGATTTAACCATATGTTGTGCTGCATAACCAAAGCCTACTGCTGGGTTTAGGCCTGATCTTGGTATATATAGTGATATATTCATATTAGTTTCTGGTTGACTGGCTTGACACCTACTGCCAAGTAATGTTATTATTATAGTTCGTTATCTCTAAAGGAGGAAATGCCAATGGAGAAAGTAAAACAACGTTTGAGCGATGTTGCTCATAACTGGTCGTATATAGGAATGATAACATTATTTTTATTTACTGTCCAGCCTGGACCAACAGCAACTCAAGCATTGCAGGTAGAAACACCTGTGAAATCAACAGTACAACTAAAGAAAGAAACCTTAGAGAAGTACAGCACTACTGTGTACAAGCCTTCTGAGATGCTAACAGACGAAGAACTAAAAGAACTTCTATCAGCTGTTGGCTTTGAAGGAAAAGCCCTTAAACAGGCTTGGGCTATTGCTAAGTCAGAATCCAATTCAAGGCCTATGGCTTACAATGGTAACAGGAAAACTGGAGACAGTTCCTACGGAATTTTTCAGATTAATATGTTGGGTGAACTCGGCATTGATCGTAAAGAAAAATTTGATCTAAAGTCAAACATTTTATTGTTTGATCCAGTAATTAACGCAGAGATAACGTATTATATGACTAAAGGCGGAATCGATTGGTCATCATGGTCTTCCCTTAATGGGGCAAGATATAGAGAATTCCTAGCAGAATTCAAAAATTAGAAAGGAAGGTACATGAAGATACAGTACGTGTCTGAGTACCTTTTGCTCGCAGAGAAGGGCCTTGTTCCTAGACTTGAATGTCCTATGGATCAAGGCCCTTTAATGTGTAACGAAACAAACGAAGGTATAATTTATCTATACTGTTTATCTTGTCAGTATAAAAATAATATGGGATTGGAATCTTATGGAGAACTCAAAAGATCGGTTGAATCATATAGAAACTGATGGCGGAACAATAAAAGAAACTGACGCTATGGGGCGTGAAAAGTTTTGGGAAGACTTAGGAAGACCAAATGACTGAAAATAATGAACAGCCACAAAATTTAGAAGATAATTTACCTATGGTCAATTATATTATGCTACATAGAATTTATGATCTACTTACACTTATAGCAAATAAACTTGTGGGTCCAGAAGATGTATCAAAAATGGTTGAATATCATAATCAAGGCTACCTGCTGGGTCCAGCCCCGTCATTTACTCCAGGCTATGAAGACAATGATGGATCAAAATAATAATATAAATTTTTATAAACAAGTTATTTCTGTATGCGAAAATTGCAGTCTATACATGGAAACAGATCAGGAATGCCTGGTCGAAGAGAAAAAAATTTTTGATATGTTAAAAGAAAAAAATTCTTCATGTCCGATAGGAGAATGGTGAAAAAAATATATGCTGACCAAATAGCCTATAAAATGAATAGGGCCGAAAAAAACGTTTACGAAGATGTATCTAAAGCCACTGAAGCTTTAAAGTGGATGGTAGAAAAAATTGAGTCATATTTAAACAAGTGTCTTAACGTAGAAGATGGACAGTGTAACTTATCTTGGAAACATGATGAGTGTAAAATGCTTATGGATATTCTGTATGACTTAACTGAAAATGTTAAATACAAAGAATCTGTATGGAGATTTGATCCAAAACAAGAACACTTATGGGATTAAAAAGCTTGACTTTAAATATAGAGTATTTTATACTCTATATGTGCTGGTTGTAGCATCCCACCAAAATTTGCTCCCAGTACATGATCGCAAGATCAGCAGAACCCAATCGGATCCGCCTCTGATTGGGTTTTGTCCTTTTTAGCGGTATAATGTAGTAATGACCTTAAAACATAAAACAATAGATGTATCGTCATCTCCAACACATTTAACTAACTGGAATGTGTTACGATCACGCTCTTCTGTAATCTTTCAAAATGTATGCGATGTGAATATTTTTATAGGAAATTCTAGTGTCTCTACAGATGATTATGGATTTAGACTTTTACCAGAACAAACTTTAAGTATCGAGCTAGCAGCTTATGAAGAAATATACGCAGTATCTTTTGTTCCTTCAAGAATAGCAATATTGGTGGTTGAAGACTAATGACCCTTATATCTGCAAGCAACGGAAAAATAAATTTTAATCAATTAACAAATGGCGATGCCTTTGGAAGAGGAAGAACATCTTTGCCGCTAACCATGTTTGACTCTTCTCATAGATATAAAGATAATGGTTTATGGAATACTAAAATTACTGGCGGAGGAACAAAGTCTTTTAGCGCTAATGAAGGACTAATAACCCTAGCTATAGACTCAAGCTCTGGCTCTGAAATTATAAGAGAAACAACTAAAGTATTTTCTTATCAACCAGGAAAGTCTCTTTTAAATTTAAATACATTTGTTCTATCTCCAGCAAAATCTGGACTTAGACAAAGAATCGGCTATTTTGGATCTCAAAACGGATTTTACTTCCAGCTAGAATCATCAACTGCTTCTTTTGTCAGAAGAAGTTACAATACTGGAGAAATTGTAGAAACTGTAAAAACTCAATCTGAGTGGAATATAGACAAACTTGATGGAACTGGTCCTTCTGGAATAACATTAGATTTAACCAAGGCTCAGATTCTATGGATGGACTTCGAATGGCTTGGAGTAGGAAGCGTTAGAATGGGATTCATTATTGATGGATTATTTATTCACTGTCATTCTTTTCACCACGCAAATAAGATATCTTCTACCTATATAACCACAGCATCTTTACCATTAAGATATGAAATTAAAAATCTAACAGGCACCGCCTCAAGTAGCACGTTAAAACAAATCTGCTCAACTGTAATTAGTGAAGGTGGATATGAACTTAACGGTATGCAGCAAGCTGTAGCAACACCAGTAACTACTCCAACGGTACTTGCTGTTACTGGAACATATTATCCAATTGTTTCAATTAGATTGAAATCAAATTATCTAGATGCAATTGCAATATTAACAGCTCTTTCTATTATGGCAGCATCAAATAATACAAACTATCAATGGCAAATTGTTGCTTCTGGAACTACTAGTGGAGGAACTTGGGTTTCTGCTGGAGAAGATAGCTCATTAGAATACAATTTAACAGCAACATCAATTACTGGCGGTAGAATATTGGCATCTGGTTTTATAAGTGGATCTAATCAAAGCTCTGGAACTATAGATATATTAAAAGAAGCTTTATTTAAATTTCAATTAGAAAGAAATACATTTACACCTCAAGGGTTTGAGATATCTGTAGTTGCAGCAGCAAGTGCAGCAAATGCTAATATTTTTGCATCGCTTGATTGGGAAGAAGTAAGTAGATAATATAGTCTCTTCGGCAGGAGTCGAACCTGCGACCAGTCGGGTAGAAACCGAATGCTCTGTCCTCTGAGCTACGAAGAGTTTGCTGGACCACCAGGGCTCGAACCTGGGACATTAGAGTTAACAGCTCTACGCTCTGCCAACTGAGCTATGGTCCATTATATTATAAGTATACTAAATAAAGTGCGAATTGAAAAGTGAGTCCGAAAAAGTGCGACGGCGGCGATAGAAGAGACTATTTACTCTTTTTAGCTATACGTCTCATATGTGTCCTAATACGATGACAATTAGAACATACGATCTCACATTTAGCAATTTCTTCATCTATCTTCTTTTTAGACAATGTGGGAATAAGTTCCATAACATTTGCATGCTTCTTGCCACGGACGTGGTCAAAATCCATGACATAGTATGGATAAAACTTCCCACAGTCTCTACAAGGAGATTTTTCTTTAAGGTCTCTGATATATGTAGCCAAATGAGCCTTCTGCTTGGCTATAGAGAGCTTTTCGGACTTCATCCTAGGTAATACCTACAAGAGTGTCTCATATAGCTTAATTATAGCAAGAGAGTTTTCTAGCTTTCCCGCCTTTTTAATTTATCAATACAATTTACACAGTAATTCTCTAGCACACCTTTACTGTTTAATCTTTCAACATACTTTTGATTATCACAGAAATCACATTTAATCATTATATTAATCCTAGTCGACTACAATATTAGATTTAACAAAATGTTAAAAAAATATTTTTTTTCATTTACATGCTCTATAGTGGTTATATAGTGTTGCATGGGCAAATCCAGATCTTACTTCGATCTCCCGCCCACATTTATCACAAGTAACAGTTCTATTAGCAGCCATTGTTTTATTGTATACTCTATCTATATTCTAGTCAACTAAGATATATATGATATATATTTCTTTTAATTACATTTCCAGATTTTTAGATTTTAGGAAAGCCCCCCTACCCCCCAAAATTTAAAATCAATTTTGTAGGATAGAGAAGCTACACATTTCCGTCATTATGAGTTTCAGTGTAAGCCCCCACAAACCAGTCTTAAGTATAACATTATAAAATTTGCTAGGTCAAGAGTTTTAAAAATATTTTTATGTAGTAGGGATACTGGGATTTGAACCCAGAGTCGTTTGTATATAAGACAAATGCTTTAACCAGATTAAGCTATATCCCCTTAGCCTTTACTTAAGGCTTGTTAGGTAAAGCTTTATATTCGGTTCCCGCTTTTTATCATGTGATCATTCTACTATATATTTCAGTCAACCACAATATCAGATTTACTAAAATGTTAATAGAGATTTTATTTGTATGATCCAGAGTTTATAAATGTCCGTTTTGTCTATATAGTGCGCCCATATTAGGCTAATTGTGACGCTAATCACCAACTTTTTTTTCAAAATGTCCGATTTGTCTAGTGTTGGTGCTTGAAAATGTCAGTGCCCCGTGTTACGCTTTATATATAAAGAAAGTTACTAAAGGTTAGTAACAAGAAAGGAGTCAAAATGACTCACTCAGTATCAGTAGTAGTAGAACCTACTCACCCTATGTCCTCTAGTAACACTAAGGATAAAAATATCTTTCGCCTATCTAATGGCAACTACATAAGCCGTATGGCATATGTCTATATGGTTGCTAGTGAGAACCTAATCTCACATAAGTATCTATCACCTAATGAGTCCGCTTGGGTTCTATCTAATAGAAAGGCTAACTAATATGACTAATCGTATTTGGGAAAGTCGTAACGACTACCATACACCTAGCCACTATGTGGCGTGTTCTAATGGTTGCGGTAGAGTAACCGCTTGGACACTATGCGTAATGTGTGGCGGTAACTACGCTACACACGCCCTAGTAAATGTGAGGTAACTCACACCGACACTAGGGGCTAAATCCCCCTAAATGTCAGTAACCTATGATAAGGTTACACCATAACTAAATAAGGGTATGAGCCTAGCAAATAATCCGAAAGGTGAGCCTAGCGAATAAGACCCACTAACTAATAACTACTAACAGAAAGAATAGAAAATAAAATGACAATAACATACTCACTATGGCAAGGCGCTAACCTACTATCAGTAGATAACAAGGCTACTAGCGCAGATGAACTACTAAAAGTAATGGAAGAACTAAATAAACTAGGTAAGGGATTTACCTACAATGTAAGAGGAGTAGAGGTAAAGTAATGATGACTAAATGGGATACTATTCAGGCAGATGTAGCAGATGCTTATCGCCACTTAGATGATGTAGATGAAGTAGAACAAGAAGATGAAGAAGATTTCTTCGGTTTCTCTAAGGCTATTGAGTTAGACCATCTTACAGATGAAGAATTAGATAATGTCGCTACTATGTTAGGAATAAAATAAATGACACTAGAACTAAATGACTACGGCTTAGAGTTTGATACCTATGTCTGCTATATCGCTTTATCTTGGCAAGTAATTATACCCGCTACTATTGCGCTAATTGCTTACAAGATTTATAAATGGAAGAAGAATAACTAATGACTACTAATCGCTTACTAACTACCGCCGTTCAATTACTATTAGCGGGGGTAACTATCCCGCTACTAATCGCCGTAATAAAAGACATAAAAGAAAATGGGTTAAATTAAAATGATGACACGAAAAGACTATGTAAAGACCGCCGATATTCTTTCTAGTTATAAAGATTTAATCGGTGATGAGTTTACTTATCACGATCTAGTTGATGATTTTGCGTCAATGTTTGCGGAAGATAATTCGCAATTTAACGCAGATAAATTTTTAGAGGCGTGTAATAAATAAAATAAAAGGCGAATAATTATTCACGAAAATGCATAATTATTCGGCCCGCAGTCTTTTGCGGGCGTTATCCACAGCTTTATTCACAGGTGTGGAAAACCCCTGGAATTTGAGCGTAAGTTATCCACATGACCTAAATCACAAAAATAGTTTTCCGACACGCCCGAAAAAGGGGTCAAAATGTCAGTGGTAGGTGGTAGGATACTAGGTATCAAGATGAAATAAAGGTTATTTCAAGAAAGGTGGTCAATAATGACTACACTAATCAGAGAGATTACTCTCTCAAATGTAAGTGCCGATGAGGCAAATCTAATCGTCTGCGCTTTTTGCTCAGACTACGCAAATGAAATCTTTTGCGGAAAATGTAATGAATACAAGGGTTTGATGACTCTTGGTGAGTGGTTATCATACACTCAAGAAAGTTGGGTGATGTAATAATGTTATCCGAAAAAACTTTCAATAAAATTGTGTTTGATTATCAACACGGTGGAGTGAAAAACTTTCACCCCGAAATTTCTTTATCAGAGCGTAAGGCTTTGCTAAAGTATTTATTTTCTATCCCTACTCATAAAGATTGCGAGTGTGCTAAATAATGAATTTAGAAGAATTCAAAAAACACGTTATTGAACAACGTGAAGCGTCTAAAAAAGAGGCGCTTGAAATCCTATCCGCTACTATCAAAAAGGAGAGTGAATAATGAGAGGTTATTCAATCGTTGATTTACTTGTAGACCAATACTACAAGCCTACTTCGCTACGCCGCCGTTTCAATGGTGGAATTATCAACCACGCAGAAAAGCGTGAAGATGTTTATCCACCAGAGGGCTATGAGGCTTTTGCTATTCGTTATCGCCCAACGGGATCACTCAGAGATGAGTGGGCTACGGTTGCCGTTAGAATTTCAGATTACTGAAATTGTGATGTAAATCATACCGACACAACGGCGTGTCGGCTTGACTTTGCTCAGATCGGCCCGCAGTCTTTTGCGGGCTCGGGCGTGTCGCTTATGATGTGATATTAAACACCCCAGGAATTTGAGCGTAAAAAAATGATGTGATACTAAACACATTTCAAAATGTCCGATTTGACCGATTACTGGTCAGTAAATGTCAGACCCCCCTGCTAGAATACTAGTATTAGAAAATAAAGAAAGGTGGTCTCAAATGACTACACTAGAAAAAACAAATATCGGATTAGCACTAGGAATATCTGGTGCGTTAGAAAATCGTATCTTGCACGATTGGAATAATGGCGGTGCTAAAAGCACCTATGGTCTTAGCATTTGGCAACGCAAAGCGTTGTTAAAAATCTTAATTAGCGAAAGCCCAAAATGCTTTTGCGTAAATTGTTTGGAGGTTAAATAAATGAAACTTGATGAATATAAGGCGCTTGTTATAGCGCAACGAGAGGCTTCTAAAAAAGAGGCTCTCGCAATTCTATCCGCTACTAACTCAAAGGAAAATAAATAATGTTAGATTTTGAAACTGCTTTTGAAATTAAAACAATGTTTGACGAAATGTTAGACGAGGCTTATCCAGTTGTTGAAATTGGTTACTTAAAATTTTATCCGTCTCAAATTTTGCGAGAATGTGATCCAGTTGCGTATCACCAATCACTGTTAGATTTTGAAGATGCAATAAAAGAAAATGAAAATATTTAATAACTAACGGCGTGTCGGCTTGACAAAATCAAGCTGGCCCGCAAAGGCACGGGGTCGGGCGTGTCGTTATGAACTCGTTATAAAAATCCCTGAATTCTGCGGCGTGTCGGCTTGACAGACAAATCGGACATTTTTATGTGATTAGTATCACACGGCTTGAGCGTCTCACTATTTGGATTTACTGGCTAGTAATGTGAAAATGTCAGTCCGTTCGTGTATAATTCCATACATAACAACAAACGAAAGAAGGTCTGCCAATGGCTACCAAACTATACACAATCGAAAGCCTACTTGTAGGGAAAAACTATCGCTCAACTAATCGCCACTTTCAGGGCGAAATTGTTTCAGCAGAACCTCGCCCAGAAATTTGGTATGGCGAAAATACTGAAGCCTATCTAATCGAAATTAGAACTGGCGGTCTGCGAAATAAATTCGCAACAATCGCAGTAAAGGTAGGTGAATAATAATGGGATACATTGAAATTTTTAGAATGAATGAAAACGGCGCTGGCTGGGTAGATTTATCCGAAGCCACCCCCGATGAAATGTTCAACATTGAATTAGGCTTGCTAAATGAGGGAGCCTTATTCCACACCCCCGAAGCCGAATAAATGTCGGTAGTCGGTGCTATAATCTGATTTATCAAAACACGAAAGGAAAACTAAAATGGGAAGAATGAAAGAATTATACACTCAGATTTTAGAGTGTGATACCTGCTACGGCAAAGGCTGGCTATACTACGGCAACGAAGAAATGTTTGATGTAGAGGCTTGTCAATGTAATCCTCTTGGATTTTTTCAGGAGAATAAATAAATGGAAATCTTTATCTGCGACAATTGCTCAACACTTGCCACCTTGTCGGTGGTAGGTGATACAATAACTATAAATAAATGCTTATGCTCAACTAACGAAAGGGAAAACCTAAATGTATAAACTAACTTGCGCTTATGACTCTAATGCTCCGCATTGGTCTGCTGAATACGAAAACGAATACGGGGCTTGGGAAAACTTTTTTCTATTCACCGATTGGGGATTTGCTAACGAATACTCAACTGTAAATCTTTATACACCTAGCGGAAAATGCTACACGAAAGTATTTTATCGTGAAGGCAGAAAGGTCGTTGTAAAATGATGACACGCAAAGATTACATAGCAACCGCAGAAATTCTAAAGTATGCGAGCAATAAAACTCACCCCGCTTTATTTTCTAAAATGGTAAATGATTTTGCAGAAATGTTTGCGAAAGATAATCCTAGATTTGATGTAAAGCGATTTCACGAAGCGAGTGGATACAATGTTCCAAACTTCACTTCGAGATAAGGTAAAACGCATTCAGGAATTGCGTCGTAGTAATGCGGCGCAACCTGTTCGCAATAAAAAGAAATACACACGCAAACTAAAACACAAAAATAAAAACGAAAGGGAATAAGAAATGGCTAAGCCAATTAAATCAGGAACTAAAAACTATCAAACAGTTATGAGCACTGTTCGCAACAATGCAATTCGCAAACTAATTGCAAAGCACGAGTTGGAGTATGACCGCTACTATGTAGCAGAAGCAAAGAAAGCGGGAATTTATAAATACTCATCTGCTAGAACTTTAGTTTTAGAAAAGCAATTAAAGAATTTGCAAAAAGAAATTCGCAGACAAAAAGCAATTTCTAAATAAACAAAAGGTGTCCCGCTTGACAAACAGGCGGGATGCCCGCAGAGCTGCGGAGTCGGGCGTGTCGTTACGGGTGTGATCTAAAACACCCTAGATTTTTGGGCGTGGCGTGGAAAATGTCAGTCTAACCTGCTATAATTCCAATATCTACAAACGAAAGGTCAACTCATGAACAAATGTTCTTCATGTGGTCAAGATACCACCCAATTTATAACCGATGACGGCGAATACTACTATCCAATGTGCGGGGAGTGCTACTAATGAATACTTTTATTGTTGCTTGCTTGAACCATGAAATTTGTGGTGCTACTGAGACTTTCTATTCTGAAGAAGAATATGAGATTTATGGCGATGACTATATGTGTGGTGAATGCTACGATTCCGAAGAAATGGAATTCTATGAACTAACTGGTTGGGCTGATTCTGATGCCCTTGCTTCTGCTGGCTTTGGTATGGATGAGGATTACTAAAATGTCGGACCATACTGCTACAATTACCCCCATGAAATTAAAACGTTCAAATGATCGAAAGGTTGCTAATGCCGTCTCCCCTAATGGAAAAACCCCAACAATTGCCAACACTTTTGGATTGCCCGCTGGTAAGGCTTTCTCGTGCCCTGGTGCCACTAGTATTTGTGAAAGCGTATGCTATGCAGGAAAACTCGAAAAGGTATACAAGGGAGTAAGAGCCGTTCTCTTACACAATTGGGAATTACTACGCAATGCGGATGAGCACGTAATGGTTAACCTAATTGAAGATATGATTGCAGAGTTTAAGGCTGATTGTGTTAAGCGCAATGCTAAAATGCTCTTCCGTATACACTGGGACGGCGATTTCTTTAACGATACCTACGCATATGCGTGGAAGACCGTTATCGATAATAACACCGACGTGCAGTTTTGGGTTTACACACGTGTAAAGTCTGCAGCGCTTATTCTTAAGGATATCTCTAATCTATCTCTTTACTATTCAACGGATGATGAGAATAAAGACACTGCTCACGATTTAAAACTTAATCAAGGTATCCGCTTGGCCTACCTTGGTAAGACATTCGCCGTGACTGAAAGTATCATGAAAGAATTAACTGGTAAGCCTGGCGCTAAGTGTCCTGAAAATAATAAAAGCATTCCGCTAATTTCAACTAACGGTTCTGCATGCGTGTCATGCGGATTGTGTGTTTATGGTAAAGCGGATATTAGATTTAGCGCAACTAAAAAATAAAGGAGAAATAAAAATGGCGGAGCTAAAGTACTTTAATGCATTAATAAATTCCGTGGTTGGTAACGACGAAGAAAAGAAAGCTGCTAAAGAATATTTAGCAGAAGTGGACCCTGAGATCTGGAGCGAATAGCTCCAGGCTTAGGCCCGCAGAACTGCGGGGTTTTCCACAGGCTTACGGCTTAGTTGTGGATAACCCTGAAAATGTGAGAAACCTCACAAATGCTACGACACGCCGAGGCGGTGCTACTAATTGTCGGTGGCTTCGGCTATAATACTCACATACCAACAACGAAAGGCAACAAATGATAAAAGTAGAACACTCTCTAAACTTCGTTACCGAGTTTGACGAAACCCATCCAGTAGCGCAACGCTTCCTACAACTAACTAAGTATGACCAAATTGCTATGCTAGAAGGAATGCTAAAACACCTTATCGTTCCTGCTATCCAACCTGCTATTGACGAAATCAACGCAGGCGGTTCATACGCAATTCTAAAGGTGGCTAACTAATGCTATCAACTGCCGTTGAAATCTTAGAGGCAACCAAGAACTCTATCTTTGATGAGGACATAATGGGAATGGCGGGAGAACTACACACTCGCAGAAATGAACTTCCTGATGAAGTCTATGCTAAATACTTATTTATGTATTCAGCCGCCCTATCAAGCAAAGTCGCAGACCTTGTAACTAAAATCTTATTGACCGAGCAAGAAATGTCAGACCTTATTGCTACAATAGATGAAATGGACAACCTATCAGAAACTATCCTAGAGGAGGATAATAATGGGGAGTAATCTCGCTTATGACTTGGCTAATAATGACTTATTAGACTTGGACTTGGAAACACAAATCGGTATCCACTTATCAAGTAATCACTATCCACCCGTTCCACGATCAATGGTCGAACCTTGTATAGATGCTATTGACGCATACTATGACGAGGACTATCAAAGACTTATCACACTACCCGCCCCAATTACTTGGCGTGGGCAGGAAAGCGCACCAGCATCGGCTATCATCGAGGCTCACCACTTAGATGCGTGGCTTCCTGAGTGTGATTAGTATCACACTCTAACTTTCTCAAATAATGAGATTAGCGATACTAAATGTCAGTAGTATCCGCTATAATAATCACCTAAACGAAAGGAAACAAAATGGCAACACTAGAAATCGGTCAGACGATTACAACTGCTAAGTCAGGCGTAGTCGGAGTAATCAAGGCAGTAGATAACCACCCTAGCGGAGTGGCGAGAGTGCTACTTGATGTAGATGGGTCAGAGCGTTGGACTTCAGTAGAAGTCTAACAAACTAAACGAAACAGGGACAGTTTAGAGAGTGTTCTAGTCCAATGTCGTAAGTAAGAACTCTCCACCTTCGGGTGAAATGTCAGTAGCAACTGATACAATAAAACCAACCAACCAAACGAAAGGGAAAACAAATGAGTAGAGGAAAATCTATTAGCGTGAAAATCGCTACACCTAAAGTAATCAAGGCACTAGAAACACGCCTTGCCGAGTTAGAAAAGAACTACGCCACACAAGGCGAGAACGAAGCCAAGTTTCAGAAGGCTCAGGAAAAGTGGCGCAAGGAAGTAGGCAAGTGGGCTATTGACAACTTCTCAAAGGCTGAGAACCTTCGCACAAACTATCGTTCTTGGAACAACACTCTCAATGTTGATTTTGACATTATCACAAAAGAGGGAACTTTCCCTGCTGAACCTGAAAAGGATTTTGAGGTAATTCATACTCACTCTTACAATGAGATGAAAGAGGAAATCACGAACGCAATTCGTATCCTCAAAATGACAGATGAGGAAGTTGTAAATACTTCCACATACAACGCTATTGCTCGTTATCTATAAGCAATTTGGGGGGCAGAACTAAAGTCCTGAACCCAAACGACCTGAGTAAGTCGCAAAACTGCTCAAACCCACCTACTAACGAAAGGAATAAAATGTCTCCAATACTAGATGTTGCTAAGGGTCGTTTCTATCGCAAAGGCGATGTATTCACCACAGGCAAAAGCGGTATCACAGGCACAATCGCAGAGATTATCGCCGTTCGCCCTAATCTAACTAAACTAAGATTAGATACAGGCGCAGGTATGCGTTATGCTATGGTAAAAATCGGTAAGTAATACAGGTGGGGCTAGACAAAATCTAGCCCCCAATGTTATAATTCATATCCCTACTAACAAAGGAACAAAATGAAAAATCGTTATCGTGTTGAAATCTATGACGAGAACAAGGCAAATGATTTGACAATCTATTCAGAGCAAGGTGTAGATAAAGAATACCTAACTGAATTAGTATTTTCTAATATGCGTAAGTTTGACGGAAATATCAGAGCGTATGTTTATGATAATCTAAAAAAGAAAAAGACAACTGCTCTAATTATAAATCGTGAGTCGCTTCCACCAAAAACTGAACTAACTAAATTGCTTGGCTAAAGTCTTGGGGCGGATCTTATTCCGCCCCATTTCCCCAGCTGGCCCGCAATAGCTGCGGGGTTATCCACAGCCTTACGACAGTTATCCACAATCCCCCAAAATTTGTGAGAATGATCACATTGGACAATTCGGACAAATGACTAACTAATCTAGACAATGTCAGTCCCCCCTGCTATAATCAGAACTCAACTAATCGAAAGGACAAATCTATGGCTCATAACCTAGAAACAAATGGCAACGATGTTGCCTTTGCTTTGCGTGGCAAACCCGCTTGGCACAATCTCGCAAACCGAATCTTCAATCAAGATGAGGATGTAACTACACAAACAATGCTTGAAGAAGCAAAGTTGGCGAACTGGAATGTTCGTTTATCTCCGCTGACTGACCACATTTCAGAATCTTGGAATGATGTTTCAGACGCTCATCTTGTGTTACGCACAAATCCATTCAATCAGGAAACTGATGTTCTCGCAACTGTAG